GTAACCTTGCTCCCCGTAACCTTGTTCTCCGTCACCTTGCTCCCCGTAACCTTGCTCCCCGTAACCTTGCTCCCCGTAACCCTTCTGCATCCTCCACCGCCGGCGCCGCCGGCGCGCCACAGCATCCTGTCCTGCGGCCTGTCCGTCATCACTTTGGCTAATGTAACCTTGATCGCTGTTACCATAAGGGTCCATATATCCTTGCCCGCCACCCTTATCATTATATCCCCGTCCACCATATCCTTGACCCCAATAACCTTGGCCGCGATATCTATTTGAACCATATTTCCGTTGTCCGTGTCCTCCCTGTCCGAACCTAGTCATCTTTCCAGAGCCGGGATATTTAACGTTATAATCTAAAGAGCCTTGTGAAGGGGATAGCCCAAATGTGAATAAAACTAAAGATGTAATAATCGTCATCATTATGAATGGAATAAATACGATAAACCAAGACACGATACTTAGTCCTTTTTTGCATAAGAAGTTTAATAGTATTGTAAATATAATCATAACCATAAATTTAATAAAGGCTAAATTATATAAGTTTTTAAACATATCAATCATTATGTGGGTTAGTGTAAATACAATATATAATATCGCTGGTGGACAAATATTTTTCAATAACATATGTATATATTTAATAAATATATTAAATATATTTACATCCAGTAAAAATATCATATGATATATTCACAAATTCTTCATAAGACAGTTGATGATACCAGCATCGCGGCGGACGGGTGTTAGGGGAGATAATCGATGTTGTAGTATTTGCCACACGAGACTTTAATTGGTTGTATATTTCGTATTTACCTAGTTTAACTTTAGTTGTCATTAAAAACCCGTTGTTCATAAAATATGAAATATTATAGTATTCGAATAATTTTAAATAAATATGAAACCACGCTAACCCGTCCGATATAGAGCGTATTTTATCAGGAATATTTTCATAGAATGCAGAATTAAATTTTTTTTTCTGTTTAGAGTCATAATAGGATGTATATTTAGAAAAAACAAGGTCGGTATGCAACTGCTGTTTTATAATACATAGAGGCAACGTCGTTTTATAAGTAGATACCGACTCAGTAGATGTATTTAAAAAGTTAATCTTATCAGAAGTTTGAAGAAATGAGATAATATATAAACTTAAATTTTTCGAAAGTATGTTCATATATTATATTTACTGTTCAAAATAAATATTAACGCTAAACGTTAATCGATATATGGCTCTCCGTCTTTAAAATGGCCAACCTTATCTCCGACGTTTTCGTCTTCTAGTATACTATATATATCTCCATTGTTATCATCGCTAGTATAATAATGAACGCCGTCTAATTCAATCATAAATACTTCTTCCTCCTCCTCTCCCACATCCTCCTCATCCTCTTCCTCTTCCTCATCTACCTCTTCCTCGTCCTCTTCCTCGTCCTCTTCCTCGTCCTCTTCCTCTTCCTCAACCTCATCCTCTTCCTCAACCTCATCCTCTTCCTCTACCTTCTCTTCTTCCTCATCCTCATCCTCTTCCTCATCCTCTTCCTCCTCCTCCTCCTCAACCCCATCCTCTGCCTCATCCTCCTCCTCAACCCCATCCTCTGCCTCATCCTCATCATCGCCCTCATCCTCATCATCGCCCTCATCCTCATCATCGCCCTCATCCTCATCCTCTTCCTCTTCCTCCTGGGCTGCGAGCATAGCTTGGGCATGGCGCACCTCCCGTGCGCTATCTTCCGCGTTCTCCACCACAATGTCTTCACTGTCCGCGTCTGAACTAGCTTTGCTCTCTCCCCAAGCTCGAAAACTCTCTTTTTTAATTACAACGGCTGCACCGCACAACGCAGCGTCGCCGTCATCATCTTCGTCGTCGATTACCGACTCCACATTTGTCGTCAACGCATATCTTAATTTTGTATCGGCGTTCTTTTCTACGATAAACTCCACGGAATCCTCGTCGTCGGATTTTTCTGTTATTTTTAGACCGATCTTGTCCGCGGTCAAAATATTATATTCGGATAATTTTAATTTAAGGTCGGCGTTCTCCTGAATTAGCTCTTGGAACTCGGGGAGCAGTCGAACAACGCGGGATAATGCATTATACTTCTCTGTCCTACTTTCAAAATTACATATTAGGGGCTTTAGTGTTTTACGAAGATTAGATATTACGATCTCTTCAATATTTTTAAAATTTAGAGTGTCATCTGATTCCGTATGGTAAGACATAATATATTTATTATACAGACATTCGCTTAATACCATTTACAAATATACTATTTGAATAGAATGTGCAAATAACCTATGTAGAAATTAAATAGTATAAATAATGAATATTATTAATAGTATTATGGAAAGTATTGATTCTGAGAAAGTGAGTTGTGATGTAAGAGAGTTGGTTAATATAGTGATGAGACAGACCGATTATGACGCAGAAACTTCTTTATCTAAATTACAAATTAACGATTATGATCCACTTATAGTAATACGGGAGTATATGAACCCGTCCAAAGAGAACTTAAATAGAGATAAAAAAAAATTAACTACAAACCAGCTAGTATATAAGGAAATACGGACAATGCTTGATTGTGCAGAAAAAGCACGGCGCGACAAAGAGTAAATCAGTTTATTTTAAATTAAAGTTATTATTTAAAATTTGCACCTTAGTTTGCTTTTGTTTCTTACGAAGAGTAAACTTGCTCGAGGACGGGATGCTATTATGATTTAATATAAAATCATCAGTGTCCTCGTGTAATTCGGGAAGAACTCGCGTAAGGGGCTTATCTACAATAAACAAAAGGTTTTTTCTATTAGATAATTTACGATATTCGTCTATGGATAAGTTTCCGTAGTATTTTTCTAGGGTATATTGGGGGTTTGGTGCGGGTTTAAAGTTTCTTTCGTAATTATAGATTTTACCATATAAATAGTTTAATAAATGATAGCGACTGAAACGTATCGACGAATCTATAGGTTCATTAAATAAATAAGCTGTTGCACATTCGGGACTGCAAAAGCACCCATAGCAGTGATATTTGTCTTGAAGGCTATATTTAGGGATGTAAATGGGAGGTGTAGTAAAGTCATGCGTACACCAAAAGCACGCCGATTTTTTATTTGAAATATTATTCAGGTGCAAATTGATCGACAATTCTTTTATTTTACTCCAAATACTAACCATATCGGGTGGAGTGGTTTCCGACTCACAATGTTTATTTTTTTCAAGTCCATCCACCTCATTTAAATATACTTCTTTATATTCGTCAGAATTGTAAGAGTTAACGGTTGATATTATTTTATTTTTATACTCCAGGTCTTTAGAATTGCATTTTAGGTGTAATATTACATTAAACTCCGGCTGAAATTTATTATTATCTATTAGAGTGGTATAAATTATTTTTCCTCCCTTTGGCTTTCTCCCGCGTTTTTTTGGTATTTTTATTTCAGTAGATTTTTCTTGGGGGCATTCTGCACGATTAACCTTGGGCCTTCCCCGTTTTTTTCGGACAGGAATGTCTTTTATAACGACATTTTCAACGGAATTTTCAACGGAATTTTCAACGGAATTTTCAACGGAATTTTCAACGGAATTTTCAACGGAATTTTCAACGGAATTTTCAACGGAATTTTCAACGGAATTTTCTTGATTACTCATATATTCTTTAATTAAAAATACTAATTTAAATGCTTTTAATTAATGTTATAACTCAATCCGTATAACATTTTCGACAGAGTGGTTTATAAATATCGGTGCCGATTACTATCTGTTCTTGGGATATGTCGCCAACCAAAAGCATATTTTTTTCATTATCTACTGCACGCTTTGTAAATATTGCCGGACACTTCTTACACGCCATACATATGGAGTGTAGTTTAATGACCTCGTCGCAGAATGGAATAAGGTCCAATACGTCCCCAAACTTAGATCGTCTATGGTCACCATCTAAACCGCAGATATACACGCGTTTGTGGTGTTCTTCTACAGCACAAATAACCCAAACCTTAATATCTTCGAAGAATTGTGCTTCGTTAATTAATATTACGTGTGCGTCCTTAAACGCCTGGGTAATTTCGCCGTCGCAAATATTCGAAATATCCGAAAGATATTTCGCCATAATGCACGGAATTTTGCGTTCATCGTGCGTGGATATAACCTCATCTCCGTATCGTGTATCCAATGAATAATTAATAGGTAGTATGGGGATTCCACATAGTTTGCATTGTTTGTACTTATCGACTAATTTGGATGTTTTCCCAGACCACATCGGTCCGATCATAATGCTTAAGAATCCAGAAGACAGATCGTTCATTATTAGATATATTGTTATAATAAACTATAAATAGTTTCAATTTATTATTATATTTAAATACAATATATGATTAGTATCAAATGGATAATAAACAATATATACCGTGGGTAGAAAAGTATCGACCCACGAGCTTTGAAGAGATTGTTCTCGGGAAACAGAATAAACGAATAATGACAAATATTCTCAAGACAAATTCTTTCCCAAACTTATTATTTTATGGCCCTCCCGGCACTGGTAAGACAACAACAGTAATTAATTTAATTGCTGCTTATCAAAAAAAGAATAATCAATACAATAAAGAATTAACGATACATTTGAATGCGTCGGATGAGCGCGGAATAGATATAATAAGAAACCACATCAACCAATTCGTTAATTCAAAAGCCTTATTTAATAAGGGAACAAAGTTTATTATATTAGACGAGGTGGACTCGATGACTAAAAATGCACAGCACGCATTAAAATATCTTCTGCACGGGTTTAATAAAAACGTTCGCTTTTGCCTAATATGTAATTATATAAGTAGAATAGATGAGCCGTTACAAAACGAATTTATACGCCTACGGTTTAATCAACTCCCCCGGTCAAATATAATAAAATTTTTATCGTTAATCATATCTAAAGAAAATGTGAATGTTCCGGTGGAAACGCTGGAATCTATACAGCGTTTATATAAATCAGATATACGAAGTATGATTAATTATATTCAATCTAATAAAAACAAGGGACATATTGTTATTACTGACAAAACGTGGGAAGATTTATTGCAAACTGTAATTAACAGCAAAGAAGGTAACACGATACATATAGTAAACGAACAAATAGACGACATAGGCAATACGTTTAATATAGAGCCAAAGAATATTGTGAAGGAATTCTTAAATTTTATTATTCGTAATAAAAAAAACTATGTGAAGACTAAGTTTTTAAATTTATGCGAGACGCTAATGCATATTCAAGATACAAATATAGAATACTATAAAAATTATTTTGCGATTTTTTTGCGGCGGGCATTAATAGACTCTCCATAAACCCTAAAAAAAAGGCGGGCGTTCCACTCGCTAGGAGGTGTAGATTTGTCTGGGTCAAACGTATGTAATTTTAAATCATAAGAATTAGATAAATTATCGGGACTGCGATTATTTATAGAAATTGGTTTTGTAGCGGGTAGTCTTGGCATATTTTTTTCGATGTTCATAATTTATCTATATAAAGAAAATAATTGAAGAAGATATACTTAAAGAAACTGTTAGAAATTAAGCAATGACAACAGAATTTGATTTAGAAAGTGCGTGGGGAGACTTTTGTGAAGGAACGCACGATACGGCGAAGATCTCAAAATTTATTCCCGAAGCAGAAGCCCCACCGTGTAGCGACATCTATATTTCGACAAAAACTAAAATAGCTTATTTAAATCAATCGATTCATCTCGCCGATACATACTGGAAGCTTCCAATTATCCCTTATCATCTCCCCTGTGAAGGTATTGTAAAGAAGCAGATGAAATTTAACTCAACTAGCCAAGAGGAACTTAATAGTATATTATCACAGGTTCCTAAAGATTCTTATGTTAATGAATACGTAATTACACAAATTATAAATCCGGAAGGTCGGATTAAATTCAAGGATGTTCGTAAGATTAGTATAGGTTTATGCAAAAAAGATATTATTAGCTATAGGGGGAAACGAAAGGGTGCATTTTATAATTGCTTCGTATTAATGCTGCGTATTTTACACGAGGGTGAATACAAAGAAATTCACGTAAAGGTGTTCAATACAGGAAAGTTGGAAATACCGGGAATGCAACAGGATAGTATGCAGGCCAAGGTATTACACCTTCTCATTAAAATTATGGGGGATAGCATAGGTTATGAAAAAAAGATTGGTTACATTGAGGATAAATGCGATACTGTCCTTATTAACTCAAACTTTAGATGTGGATTTTATCTAAGTCGCGAAGAATTGTACGAAATTTTGAAAACGAAATACAGAATTAATTGTTCATATGATTCGTGTTCATATCCAGGCATTCAAAGTGAATTCTATTATAACCCAGCAATAAAGGTTCAAACTGGCCAACAGCCGAAGGAAATGAACGACACGATTGTAAAGGTGTCGTTTATGATATTCAGAACGGGAAGTGCGTTGATTGTGGGGAAGTGCACTGAGAATGTTCTTCATATAATTTATAACTTCCTGTGCAAGCTTCTCGCAGATGAATACAAAACAATAAAATGTGGTTTAAATGTGTACGATACGAACACGCCACCATCTAAGAGAAAAATAAACAAGAAAACGATATGTTTTAGTTTATAATTAACCAATTGATATATTTAACACGTGTCATATTTGTAAAATTGTTCGTATTTTTATCAGATATATATTTTTTTTTTATGGCTTTTATTGACACATTTTTCTTTTGAATTTGTTTAATAAACTGCGTCAAATATGGAATATTATTAATTTTATCAAGAGTTAATAACTCTGAAAAATATTCCGCTTGTTTTAATCTTACCGAATAGTCGCATTCGGTTCTATTAAGTGTTAGATTAAGAATATTTTGAACAAGTTTGCTTCCGTTTTTATTTATATAACCAATAAATTTCAACTTAGATGATTGTGTAAATTCATAATCACGCAGCAGAGAGGATATGACATTAAAATATAATCGAATTGACAGCTCGGTATTTTTTGTTATATCACAAGAATCCTGAACAGATGCAAATTCCTTTCTATATTCGTTATTAATATCGAATATCGTTTTCTTGTATACAAATAAAGACGCGTCTTTTGTATTAAGCTGTAAGAAGCTATGATTGTCGTCGCCAATTTGACAGATAAACTCAACATAATAATATAAGGATTTTTGACTATGAACATATGTCAAATTAAGATTTTTTGTATATAATAACAACACCTTAAAAACGTGTGTTAGTGTCTCGACGCCTTTAAATAGGATATATTTATAATAATTCAGATTTCGAAGATATACAGTATCTAAACACTGTGAAAAAAACTCATTAATAATCCCCACATATTTTGAGAAAATTTCGGCGGATGTGTGGGAATACTCAGATTTATAGTTTTCAATGTTGTGTAGCGAAAAGTTCGACATATTATTATATATTATATTTATATTTCATTTAATGCGTATAAGTATATAAAGTGTTAATATCGGTTAATACTATAATGGAAACCGAAACACAATATGCGTCGCCTAGTGCCGCGAGTCTACAAAATGCTTGCAAACTAGCAATTGTTGACGATAAACCGATTATGTTAGATTATTGGACATGTTCTTTAGAGAATAAGGTATTAATTGGGGTTCGCGAAGGAGGAGAGAAACTATTGGTTAAAAGTGAAGATGAATACACTTCGCCTATTTCAAAGATTTATAAGGTAGATGAAAATTATATTATCATTACTGAGAATTCACTTTATATTGTTTCTGCGTGCATCCAAACAAAACGGATTTCTTAATTATCTAACGGATTTCTTAATTATCTAACGGATTTCTTAATTATCTAACGGATTTCTTTCATAATATTATGAAATATTATGAAATATTTAGCATCAATCAGTTATATCCATTGCATATTTTATTGTATATATTGTCGCTTGTTCATCGTGCTGAGCCCTGTCCGTTCGGTATAATTCCGCAATATCAATCATAAGCGGGTCATCGGGATTTGGGTCGTCCATTAGGGAACATATACTGAGCAATACTTTAGAAATAGTTAACGCCGGACTCCACTGATCTTTCAAAATATCTAGACATATACCTCCGCTCGTGTTTACATTACAGTGGTATATTTTAGTAATAAAAATAACTTTTGGTGGCTTGAAAGGATAATTAGTAGGAAATTCTATATCTAGGAAGAAGTTTCCGCCTTGATAAGGGCTATTTTCCGGTCCAATAATGGTCGCTCTCCATTTATATATATCATCTTCTATTGGGCCTGCGTAGCAATTTTCGAGAGGACAATCTGTCATATTTTTTAATTCTGATCTTAACCTTCTTTCAGCCGCCATATTGTAAATAATATAAAATATGTTTATATGTTTTGATGAGTAAACTATGTCTTATAGTATTTTTCTAATGGAATCTATCTGTTTTTCATCTAGCGTTTTGGGGAAAACAATATTAAACTTTATAATAAGGTCACCTGTATTGTGCTCCCTCTTCATTCCCATACCGGGAACGACCTTCTCATATCCTGCAGATATAATATTCCCCGGTTCATTATTAATATTAAATGATCTCCCGTCGATATAACCCATATCAAACGAGAACCCACACAGAGCCTCTTTTAGTGTTATCTCCTTGTCATATATTAAATCAATTCCGTGTCGCAAGAACTTGGAGAAATTTTTTACCTTAATGATTACCTTAATGTCTCCCTTAACATCGTTATTTAGAATATTTCCCTTATCTTTAATTGTGATTATTTCGTTAGTATCTATCCCTTTTGGAATGGAGATATAAATAGTTTCCTTTTCTAAATTTCTCGACGAACCGGTTAAAATAGTTCTAGTAATTGACATTTGTTTTGTTTTACCAGTATATGCTTCTTCTAAAGTGATCTCAATCTCCTTCTCTATAGGCGGAGGCCTAGACGGCATCTGATGAACTCGCACTGGACCTCTCCCGTTCATATGAAATACTTGGGGAGGAGGACCATCAAATAATCCACCTGCAAATAGGTTAAAAAGCTCGCTTGGTATCCCACCCGGAATACCGTGCATACCTGGAATACCGTGCATACCCGGAATACCGTGCATACCCGCCATATTGGGACAAGAGTCTCCAAATATAGGGTTCGATGATTCCATATCATATTGTCGTCTCTTTTGCGTATCTCCTAGAGTATCATATGCCTCGTTTATTTTCTTGCTCATCTCTTCGCTTTGCTTATCTCCTCCGTTTGTATCCGGGTGATATTTAAATATTAGTTTTCTGTATACCTGTTTTATATCTTTATCAGAAGCATCTTTGCTCACCCCAAGAATTTTATAAAAATTCTTTTCCATTTAATAATATAGATTAACCATAAAAACTTAAATACTTATAAACGAATATATATTATCTAATGAACCAGCCATTTATATATAAATATCAACCATTATATCTTGAAGATTTTGAAATGGACGCCGATATTATTTTACTTATTAGAGCACTTATAAGTATGGATTCCCTCAATATATTATTTACCGGAGACGTTGGTTCTGGGAAAACGTCTTTAATCCATTCTATTATAAGAGAATACTACGGAGAGGGAGAACGCAATGATAATATATTATCTATCAATAATCTTAAGGAACAAGGCATTACCTATTATAGAAATGAAGTTAAAACATTTTGTCAGACGTCCACTTCTATACCGGGGAAAAAAAAGATAATTATCTTAGATGACATAGATATTGTCAACGAGCAAAGTCAACAGGTGTTTCGCAATTGTATTGATAAATACAGCCACAACGTTCATTTTATAGCTTCATGTTCGAATACGCAGAGGGTTATAGATAGCCTACAGTCAAGGGTGTCTATAATAAATATAAAAGCATTTACTCATCAAAATCTTCTAAAAATCCTGAAAAAAATATGTGCAAATGAAGAAATATCGATTTTGCCAGATGCCGAAGAACTTATTCTCTCTATATCTAATAACTCTGCCAGGATTTTAATTAATTATTTAGAAAAGCTAAAGCTTATGTGTTGTGAGATAACGCTGGATATTGCATCCGAGGTATGCACAAATATAACATTATTGGAATTTACCGAATATACAAATATGTGTAAAAAAAAAAACCTTGTGGGTGCAATAGGTTTGTTTTATGGATTATTCGATAAGGGATATTCAGTAATGGATATTTTGGATAACTATTTTTCATTTATAAAAAGAACCAATTTATTATCAGAAACGCACAAATATCGCATAATACACCATATTAGCAAATATATTACAATATTCCATAATATCCACGAAGATGAAATAGAACTTGCTCTTTTTACAAACAAAATAATCGATATTTTTTCTTAAATATATATATATATATATATATATATATATATATATAAAAACACAGTTGTTTAAAACAGATATTCCCTCGTCTGTTTTATTTTCATTTCTAGAAGAATTTGCGGATGATAAGGGGGGATATTATATTTTTTCAAATATAAGCTATAACAGAGCAAAATATCACGACAAAATAAAGGGGTTTTGTGATAAAATACGACCTTACTACCATAAAGCAAAACAACACTATGTTTTAAATAAAATGGGATATAATAATCTCACCACCGTAATTCGCCAAATATGTAAGGTTAACCTAATAACCTTTACGTCAAAGGTAAACTACAGACAATCAACATATGATATTATCTATTATATCTATAAATAGTAAAATAATACACCGATATATTATTTTAGTAAATTATAAACCACACCCACATTTGGTCAACAGCAACTTTCCAACAAAGGTATGTGACTCAAGCACTTGTTCTGCGTTCATCCTAGCGAACCAGTTATATGCTGTTCTGGACAAAATATCGCTCTCTGGAATGTATAGTCCAATCGCACCCGGAGAGATGTCGATATATGTATTTTTAAATAATCTATCAATCGTAATTAATTTATTTGATGTATCCAACGCACCGAGCATTTCGGCCCTTATCAATCTTATAGTATTGTTCTCTACCTCATTTTTACACCAATCGGCGTTATCCCCGCAAAACACACTTTCATTTGTATAATCAGACGATATATTGCGCTCCAAATAATTAATGTATTTTTTCATTTGTGAGCATTTTTTTACGCAACCCATTAATCGGGTATTGGGATATACCTCATAATCAGTTGATGTTATATTTCTATTCACGAACTCGCCTACAAACATTTTGTTTCCCGATGTCCCTTCATTATATGCGTCGTAGAAATCATCAAAACATATAAATGTGCTCGGCATTAAAACGCCCCCGTAGCTATGTAATATTCTCGCAATAGCCAACTCTCGTATTTTCTCCTTTATGGGGGAGGCTAATTTAGTCATATCGGTTGTCCATCCGGGGATAATCTTGGAAAATGTGTTGTCGTCAATTAAACAAACGTTAAAACTACCCCCACATTTATCTACTATTCTTTTTATGGTTAGATGTTGGTACGGCTGATTTAAACGTTTTGTATTTCGAGAATAGAAACTTTCCCACCATCTGGCATTTATCTCGGCTTCTACGTGAATCCATAATATTGGGAGATTGCTTCTTGCTAAGGAAGAATCATTTAATAAATATTTCTTAACCAATTCATAGTGCTTTTCGTCAGTTGTTATGCTTTCATATCCAAGTATTTTGTCGTGCATACTCCCTACTAAAACAAGCATTACAAGTATAAACACATATTTAGTATTTATCATTATAATATATAATGATAAAATTATATCCTAAATCACTCTATGATTATGTTAACATTTTAAAGGAAGCCATCCACCCATCGTTTGTTTTTTTAATTCGCTCGTCTTGTTTTGCCAATTTATAAGCTCTTCGAACATCTTGGATATCTTTTGTATTTCTCTCGGCATAAAGTAATCCTTGAGATTGTGAATATGTCTTTGGTTTAAAATCTTGGGTTGACCTACTTTTCTGCAAATCAACAACACTATTGTATTTCTTTGTATTTTCGAAATCTTCATTCGTAACGGGAACAACCGACTCGCGATGAGCCTTTCTAAGATCTTCATATTGAAATGGGCTAAATATAGCCGACCCGTAACTCTCTGGGCCTTCATCTAATAGGTCGTGGTGTCCACCGCCACCCAATTCCTCAATCCCTCGATGCACAATTAACTCCTTTGTTTCCCTTTTCTTTTGTTCGAATGTACTATTCATATTTTGCCTTGTCGTCACTCTAGTATCAATATCTTCTTTTGATTTTAACCAATCCCCGTAACCTCCATCCACGCCATCTGACGGAACGAAGTGTTTCTCAAACATTTCGTTAAATATTTTATTGAAGTTTTTCTTTTTTGATAAATCTTTAAGAAGTGATTCCTTCTCTTTATCTTTTTCAATCACATAATCGGTGGTTTCTTGTGCATCACATCTTGTTCTAAACCGATGAATACTATATAAAACTTTATAAGCGGACGAGAAAAACAAAAAATACTCCTTTGGCAATTTAGACTTATCCGGATGAGTTTGCAATACCATTCGCTTGGCCTTCTTCAAATCTGCTTTATCGAAACTGTATTTAATTTTAAATAATGCGAGAATATCATCTAAATCATAATTTTCCAAATTTAAATCGATGTCCATTTAATTATACATTTATTTTATTAGCCGCTTCCTTTACACACGAGAATAATCGGTTAATATCATTCACGTTTGAATTATTTACTATTATGTCGGGAATAAACCAGTGGTCCCTCTTAATATTTCCGTAAAATACAAGGATTGCTGGGACCCCTACAACCATCCGTTTTTTTTTAAGAAAAGAATACAGAGGTTTATTACACTCGTCATCAATATCTAGTTCAAAAGCAGTTACATTGTCTGGCATATCTCGAAAATGATTACATACCAATTGAGCTATCCGTTGACACGGTTTACACCACGTCGCGGTAAATTTTAACACGATGACCTCCGACGGAGAAGTTACTAATAATTCTTTCAAGGTATCTTCCGATAATTCTGTATATACTTCGATCATTTCCTACTTACGTTAAGCTGTATTATTTAAATGCTTATTAAAATAAGCATTTAAATGATAATATCGGGATACAGATGTTTTTTTTATTTCTGTAATATATTCCTTTTTATAAATATATTTCTAGATATTATATAATGTTATATTGGAAATCAATATTATTTGGTGTTTTAATTTTAATAGTATTCTATATTATAATTACAAACCGATGTGGAGTAGAGAGCTTTAACACTAAACCCAGATTCGCTCTTTTATTAACAACCTATAATGAGAATATTAGAACGCCTATGTATACAGATGTAATAAATTGGTGGTTAAACAATAGTAATTTTAAAATATTTGTAATAGACTCTTATGGGACAGGGTTTCCACATATAACTAATGATCGCGTAAGTGTATTTAGCTTCGACCAATCTAAGTATTTTAATGAACCGCATAATATAGGACAATATGAATTATTTGCATTATGGAAAGGTATATTACATTGGGGTAATTTATTTAACGAATATGACTATATTATAAAATTGACGGGAAAATATAGACTTCCGGTATTAGTATCTCGATTAAACGCTATAGACAATAATACATATGATATTATTTTACAACATGCTGGAGGCCATGAAGTAAAATGGCAGAATACAGAATGCATTGGATTTAATGCCAAATCTATAAAATCAATTATAAAATATCTATATTTTGAAGATAAAACGTCATTTGACCGTGGATTGGAATATAAGATATATTTACTAAGTTTATATTCAAAATATAGTTTTTATAAAATTAAAGAACCTATGAAAATCCCAATACAATATAAAGTGAAACGGAATTTTGGTGATTTTCTCGAATATCTGTAATTTGATATAATTTATTAAAATAATATTATCTAATAATAATATTTTTTTCCTCCTACGAATGGAATACTATGACTATATCTCGTTACTTCTCCAAGACATATAATGTCGTCCCAGTTACAACTGCTTTCTATATTTGAGTTTGAAATCATAGTACAAATAATTTGTTCATCGTTATCATTGTAATATACTATTTCTTTTTTAGTTACGAGCTTCTGTTTCTCAGAATACCATCCGTATTGTGCTGGTCGAGGGGTCTTCGCGGGTGTGCTCATTTGTGTATATTAAGATTATTGTAAGAGAAGATCAATTTTATAATTATAATATGTATTTAAATAATATTATCTAATATAGTATAGTCAAAATGAAGCACCTCCACGACGCACTGGATAATCTAATTGAAAAATATAAACACAACGAATATATAACCGGTCGACTAGAAATATATATGTCTACCTTGTTACAGACGGCGTTGGATAGCGAGGATAACGAACATATGAAGAAGGTTAAGAGGAAACAAACACTGAATAGGAAAAGATATGATTTCATAGAGAGATTTCTAAACAAAAATAGTTACTATTACTGCTCAAATAGCAAACTGTTTTTATATTATGACGGACTCCACTATGTTGGTCATAGCGAAGATGACATTCAGCACAATGTTTTAACGACGATAACTGCGGAGAATCAATTAACGCCGTGGAAATATAGAATTAGAAACGATATAATATGCGCTATTAAGCAGAGAAGCCCGCTGAATACTATTCCCGATTCGAAGACGATACAATATGTAATAAATATACTATGTCCAAAATTATTTACATCGAGAAATCTGACAAAATATTTCTTAACTTTGTTGGGAGACAATATTCTAAACAAAGAAGATACAAATTCTATTTACATTATCTCACCGTCGGCAAAAGAAATCATTAAGGAGTTGGGAAATTCTTGTAATATGCACTTTGGTTCGACCAGTGTTGGACACAACATAAAATATAAATACTACGACCACGACTACGAACGGTGTCGGTTACTGGATATAAATAATGACTATATTGAACATTATACCGACTTGCCTAGAGAGATTTCAAAATATATTATAGATATAATAGCTGTTTCTACACATTATTCGTCGAGACACGTGTCTGCCGACAAATTCTTGCAACAGTGCAGCGACACAGAGGTTACAGACCATATATTATATTTAACAAATAATACGCAAGAGAGTATTGTTCAGAATTTTATAGATTCGTGTTTAGAGACCTGTGTAGGGACAAATATTGAAACAAAAAACATTATTTTCATTTGGAATAAATTCTTAAAGGAAAAGAATCTTCCGAGCATAATGTTTCACGATACATTTAAAAAATTATTACAAAATAAATTAGAATATGGTGTCGAATCAGACCATTTTACAAATATAACCAGCATTTCTCTCCCCCTTGTAGCATCGGTCGTGAAATTTTGGGACACAACCATAATAGATGATCCGAATGAGGATGAGCTCGAGATAGACGAGTTGTTGTTTTTATTTAAGAGATGGATAAAAAAATCTGTTTCGAATGTAACCGAATCTTTTTTATTGGACCTTATACGCCATTACTATCCAAGTATAGTAATCGAGGATAACAAATATTTTTTAAAAATACGAAACACTTTATGGAATAAGCGAGTAGATGTTATAAACAGTTTAGGCGTTTATAAACTTGTTTGCTCTGAAAATAAGCAGTTATATTCTATTTGTTCGGCATATAAATACTATATATCTCAGCCAACAAAAAACTATTTAGTAAGCAAAAAATATTTTGAACGAGTTACGCTAGAAGAGTTCGGTGAAACAATAGACGCAGATGGAATGTTTCAACTTTAAATTTCCTAAATCCATATTAAATTTTATTATATTAGATAATAATAAAATTTAGATTATATTTAACGACGCTTGTGGGAACTGCGGTGCTTGTGGGAACCGCGACGCTTGTGGGAACCGCGACGCTTGTGGGAACCGCGACGCTTGTGGGAACCGCGGTGCTTGTGGGATTTGCGCGAAGAATGGGTGTCGCGACGAACCATACCAAACTTACCCTTTTTCGCGAAAAAGCCGTGCTTCTCTAAGCGCTTCTCCCGCTTAGCTGTTCCGTGTTTTGTGCGGGATACAATTCTTCCGTGTTTATTCATCATTAAATCGTGTTTTTCTAAACCTCCTGATGTCTTGTGTGCTGTCCCGTGCCACACTTGTGCGCGAGAACCGACTAAAACATCGTGGACTTTTCCCTTAACGTGATATTTGCCATCGGTCGATTTATGAACGCGTTTAGTCATTATATATTAGCAAAAGAAAATTATTTATTTATGTTTATCACAGAATTCGTGTAGACTCTTCTCCGAACGGTCTCCGTCATATGAGGCTATTTTTTCACCACGCCCATCCAATAATAATAGTGTAGGGAACCCGGTAATATTGTGCTTTTCGGAGAGCTTCGCAAACTCGGGAGAACCACTATCAATCATCTTGGTTTTAATCCCGGACTTATTGTTTTTAGTAAAAGAATTCCACGTCGGAGCCAGCTTCTTACAGTGACCACATCCGCTCATAGAGAAAAACGTAAATTGTGCGTTTGGGTTAGAATATCCCTCAAAACTCCGCCCCTTAAAAAATATATCATATACTGCATATACAACCACACACACTACAACGTAGCTTAGGACTTTCATACACTCCGGAACGCCCTTCCTCTTAGGAAGGAACACGCGAGTAAGCTCTTTCTGTAATTCCCTCATCATCTTTATATATTTGGATAATATTATTTTATTTAAATAAATTATCTAAAATTGCAAAGCAACCTGTTTCCTCTCCCGTGCCCAGAATGTTGTCTATTTGCTGTCATTACAATTTTAGTCTGGGCTATTTTACGAGAACCACGTCGATGATTAGCTCCGTGAGACATTGTAAAGTGTTTAGTGTGCAAATTTCCCGCACTTACCATATTGCCGGAATGCGGAATTCCTCTAATACGGTCTATCTTCTTTGAATTCACTGCTGGCTCGGGACAACTTCCTAAACAATCTGGACGAAGGGTTTGGTAATATGCGTGGTTTTTATACGGACATTCTTGTGAAACAATTTTTAACGTATAATCGCCAGCGTTCATTATATAATAAAATTGAAAATAATATAGACAGATATTTAATGAATTAGAATACAGAATGAGTGCAATCGACGATAAATCCCTAACCGAAACTTATCAGACCAAAACTGATAAGCAACACGTGTTAGACAACCCCGATACGTATACGGGTTCGATGGAGATTTCCGATTATGACACTTATATTTACGACGCAGAATCCCATAAAATTATTGCAAAAAAATTGGAGATCATCCCCGGTCTATACAAGTTGTTTGACGAAGGAATTGTGAATTGTCGTGATCACGTGAAGAGAATGGAGTCCGCGATCGAATCGGGAAAAGAAAATATTATTCCTGTTTCCAAGATAAATATTAGCATTTCCGAAGACGGAACGGTCACAATGCGAAACGACGGAAACGGCATTGATGTTGCTAAGCACCCAGAAAACCAAACTTGGATTCCAGAATTGATATTTGGACACCTCCGCACATCGACAAATTATAATAAAAAGGAAAAGAAAATTATTGGAGGGAAAAACGGGTTCGGGTTCAAGCTCGTGTTGATCTGGTCAACATGGGGAAAAATCGAGACAGTCGACCACGTTCGCGGGTTGTCTTATACGCAAGAATTCTCTGATAATCTAAATAAGATTAATCCACCGGTTATCCGAAAATGTAAAAACAAACCATTTACAGAGGTTTCGTTTAAGCCCGACTACAAACGTCTAGGACTGGATAATCTGACACCCGATATGATCAGTTTGTTTAAGAGGCGAGTGTATGATATCGCCGCAGTCACCGATAGAAAGGTGCGAGTAAGTCTGAATAATACACCGGTTCCCGTGCAGAACTACCAACAATATGTAGATATGTATATTGGCGATAAGTCGGAGACAAAGCGGTTCTACGAACAGGCAAATGACAGATGGGAATATGCGGTTTGTCTTGCGAAAAAAGAGGAGTTTACGCAAGTGTCTACCGTAAATGGAATTTATACGAGTAAGGGAGGGAAACACGTGGAATATATCTTAAATCAGATTATTCGCAAGCTTACTGCATATATTAAGAAGAAGAGGAAACTCGATGTGAAGGCCAGCACGATTAAGGAGCAATTGATGTTGTTTGTTAGATGTGATATCGAGAATCCGACGTTTGATAGTCAAACGAAAGATTATATGACGACAATCGTCAGCAAGTTTGGGTCAACGTGCGAAGTCAGTAGCAAGTTTATTGAGAATATTGCAAAGATGGGAGTTATGGATGCGGCGTGTGCATTGACTGAGGTAAAAGAGAACAATAATAACAAAAAAACCGATGGTTCTAAAACGAAAAGTGTTCGCGGAATTCCTAAATTGATTGACGCTCACTTAGCAGGAACAAAGGATAGCTCAAAATGTGCGCTCATCTTGTGTGAGGGAGATTCGGCAAAAGCGGGGATTGTTTCGGGACTTTCAAAAGAAGATCGAATGCACTTCGGCGTATATCCACTGAAGGGGAAATTGCGAAATGTTCGAGACGAGGCGCCAAAATGTTTCGCAGATAATAAGGAAATTAATGAGATTAAGCAAATCATTGGACTAGAGACGAACTGTAAATACACGCAAGAATCCGCTATTAAAAAGCTGCGATACGGAAAAATTGTGTTTATGACCGACCAGGATTTGGACGGTAGTCATATTAAAGGTTTGGGAATCAACCTATTTGATGCTGAGTGGCAAACTCTATTGAATATTCCAGACTTTATTGGCTTTATGAATACACCAATTCTTAAGGCGAAAAAAGGGAAAACAGAGTTGCTCTTCTATAATGACGGAGAATACGAGAAGTGGAAAACAGAAAATTCTACATCTGGATGGAAAATCAAATATTATAAAGGTCTCGGAACGAGCACAAGCAAGGAGTTTAAAGAATATATGATTCATAAGAAGATTGTTCATTTCAAGAATGACGAGCTGGTCCAATGCGATGCCATTGATATGGTGTTTAATAAAAAGCGAGCGGGCGACCGTAAAAAATGGTTGGAAAGTTATGATCGAAGTGCGTATGTAGATACAAATCAGCCACAAATCAGTTATGACGAGTTTATCGGCAAGGAAATGATTCATTTCTCGAAGTATGATTGCGAGAGGTCTATTCCCAATATGATGGATGGTCTAAAAACTAGTTTGCGCAAAGTCCTCTTTACCGCGTTTAAGAGGAATTTGAAGGATGAGATTAAGGTAGGGCAATTTAGCGGTTCTGTATCAGAGACGAGTTGCTATCATCACGGCGAGAATAGCCCCCATGGTGCAATTGTGGGTATGGCGCAGAACCACGTAGGTTCTAATAATATTAATCTTCTCGAGCCGAAGGGACAATTCGGTACAAGATTGCAAGGCGGGTCTGATTCTGCGTCAGAAAGGTATATTTATACAAATCTAAATCCGCTAACGCGAGAAATCTTTCAAGCGAAAGACGATGTTGTTTTGAATTATTTGGACGATGATGGCACTCCCGTGGAACCAATGTTTTATGCGCCAATCATTCCTATGATAGTGGTCAATGGAAGTAAGGGGATTGGAACCGGGTTTAGCACAGATACTATGTGTCACGATCCACTTGACATCATAAATTATATTATTGCCAGGCTAACTGACGAGAAGGAATCTCCCGAAATCCATCCATATTATGAGGGATTTAAGGGGACGATCAGCGAGATTATGCCGACAAAATATCTTATTAAAGGAAAATACGATATTATATCTACAACACAGGTTAGGATTACCGAACTACCCGTTGGTGTCTGGACAGATAACTATAAAAATGATCTGGAAAATCTTATTGATAAATCGAGTGATTCCAAGAAGGGGGTGAAGGGAAAATCGAAGACGAAAAGCAAAATGACGATTACCGATTATCTTGATATGAGCACAGACAAGACAGTTGATATTGTGGTTACATTTGCCGCAGGAACGATGAATGCGCTTGTTGCCAAGGAGACTGACTACGGGTGCAACGCATTGGAAAAGTTGCTGAAGCTATATACCACAAAAACAACGACAAATATGCATATGTTTGACGAGAAAGAGCAACTGCGGAAGTTTGAAAAGATCACCGACATAATTGATCATTATATGGTGGTTCGTATGAAATTGTATACCACGCGGAAGGAATATCTTCTGAAGATACTTGGAAGCGACGTATGCACGCTAACAAACAAAGCGCGGTTTATCACAGAAGTGCTGAACGATGACCTAGACCTTCGTCGAAAGAAAACAGACGAAGTGAGGGAAATCTTGGTTGATAAATCATATGATACTGTAGACGGAGATTTGTCATACAAGTATTTAGTAAAGCTGCCTATGGATAGTGTGACGGAAGAGAATGTAGAGAAGCTGCTGAAAGAGAAGGGGGATAAGGAGAGTGCGCTCGAAGAACTCCATAAAACAACCGAAACACAGATGTGGTTGACGGAGTTGACGGACTTGCGCAGCAAGTATATTTTGTATAAAGAGGCACGCCAAGTAGAAAATATCGACAAGCCGTCAGATAAGGTTATTAAGAAGAAGAAAAAAAAGCTAAAACTTTCATCGTAATTGCGTGTTAAACGAGTTAAAAGAATTTATTCAGAATAAGTTGTTTGTCATTTGTCTTAGAAAAAATCGGCAGGGACATCGGCACGACTAGTGTGCTCACGTCTTTTTTATATTGGACATATCCCTGTGCCTCCCCATAAACTTGCTTAACTGCATAATCTAGCACAATCTCATTTAGTTTGCGAACCTGGCTCTTTATATCTTCTCTTAAATTAGTCGAGTTCTGTAAAAATATACTCCTCATAATAGTTTTAAGTTCGTCGCACGACTGGTTGCCAATAATATATTGTCCAGATGATAACGTATATACTCCCTGTATGATTCCGTGCTGGAGAGCCGATATATTTTCTTTAGAGAAGAAAAGGTTTGATAATTGCGTATTATACCAAACTCCTGTCATTGCGTCATTATATGATGAACATTTACTATCTGTATGTATTTTATCCGACATAGCCAATAGTGAATCTATATCGGGTTGTATAATATTAACACGTCCGTTTGTTGGCAAGTTACTCATTATATTAATTCTCTAGAAAAAAAAAATGCTATTATAATATAATGAATAGTTTTCAAAATACGGTTATGATTGTCGCGATTGTTATCTTAATTATATGCCTAATAGCCATAGGTGTAGCATTATCGGGACACTCCTCGTCAGATGTTTTCCCCCCGGTCATCGCAAAATGTCCCGACTATTGGGAGGCATCTCCGTCTGGGTGCATAAATACATATAACCTAGGATATGATGTAGGTAAATGCAAAACCGTCCCTTTTAGTGAAGGTGCGTCTAATTGTCAAAGACAGTCGTGGGCAAGAGGATGTAATTTAACTTGGGATGGTATCACAAATAGCGATGATCTATGTTCGGTATCTACTACAAGTTATTCATAAAGATATGTTTTATATAACACCCTCGTAAACAACATAAAAGAGTAAGCTCAAAAAATATAGATGGATGAGGTAAATTTTAACGATATATTAAACAGAAATGAAATAGTAGAACAGATAACCCAAATATTGGAATCATTTCGTACAAATAAGAAGGACTTGCTTCAGAAAAGAGGTATATATATATACGGAGAGCCAGGTTCCGGTAAGACGACTTTTATTTTAAACTTATTAAAAAACTTAGAGTATGATGTTATTAAATATGATGCGGGTGACATAAGAAACAAGAATATAATAGATACTATTACGAAAGACAATATGTCCGATAAAAACATAATGAGCTTATTTAATAATAAGATTAAGCCCCTTGCAATTTTAATGGACGAGATAGATGGAATGAATAACGGTGATAAGGGGGGTATAAACTCTCTGATTAAACTAATAAGACCAAAAAAAACCAAAAAACAAAAAAATGAAGATATTACATATAACCCGATAATATGTATAGGAAATTACCACGTTGATAAAAAAATAAAAGAGTTAATGAAAGTATGTATAACAATTGAACTTAAAAAACCAGACGATTCTCAAATTTCCCAGATTATTGAAAATATAATGCCTGAACTAGAAAGTAATTTAAAAATATCAATCAATAGGTTTCTTAAAGGTGACTTGCGAAAGTTATCGTCTATATATGAAATATATAGAAACCACTATAGTATTTTAAAAAATGAGATCATTCAAAAAATATTCAAACCGAAGTCGTATAACGAAAATACAAAGGAAATAACTAAAAAATTATTATTAAAAAATCATACAATCCAGGAACATTTAACAACAATGAACGAAACGGACAGGACTATTGTTGGGCTTATGTGGCACGAAAATATAATAGATTCCTTAGAAAATTCTGATAAAAAACATTCTGTTCCATTTTATTTAAAAATACTGGATAATATTTGTTTTTCCGATTTTATGGATCGCATAATATTTCAAAAACAAATTTGGCAATTAAATGAAATGAGCTCTTTGATAAAAACATTTGAGTCAAATAATCAATTCCACGAATGGGAACATAAACCTGCATATAAAGTTCCCGAAGATATACGTTTTACAAAAGTATTAACAAAATACAGCACGGAATATAACAACAAGATATTTATTCAGAATATATGCCTGGAGCTTGGAATGGATAGGAATGACACATTAAATTTATTTTTAAATATACGAAAAACCCGAAATGATGCGGAAATATATGATTTTTTTGAATCATATGAATTTACAAAGTTAGATATTGCAAGAATATATAGATACATTGATAGATATACGCTCGCTCAATAGATAATTCGTCCAGGAGGTGAAAATAATTACAATATAATAACGTTTTGAAACGTTATTATAATTAGCATATTTAATGAAGAGTAGATTTATTAAGCTCCAGTCGAATGTTTCGAGTGCTATTAAATACAGAAAGGTCGACATTCCCGTTCTTATCGACTAGCCTCTTCTGATACTCCCTCCATCTATCGGAAACAGCCGGGTCACGACCAAGACCACGATGCTGCATATACTCGTTCGGATTATCATAGTAAAGATGGTTTGGCTCCTTTCCAACTGCGTTTTTTCGGTCAGCCATGTTGTTTTTCACGCCTTCCGAATTATATAAGCCCGACGTATCCATAGTCTTAAATAATTTTAATGACTCTTTTGAGCCCGTACGAAAACTATACTTCTGACCAGTAAGTGCGTTTGTAATAAACTTCCCGGGCAAATTCGACGGGTAGCATTTTTTTGTAACAAGTACCATATCCTGTTATAGTACCGCTTATATTATTTAAGTCAGTTGTTGCATTATTATTCCGGAGCTGATTCGCAAGCGGAAGTATCACACGCGGGAGCATCACACGCGGCTCCATCACACGCGGAAGCATCACACGCGGCTCCATCACACGCGGAAGTATCACACGCGGAAGTATCACACGCGGAAGTATCACACGCGGAAGTATCACACGCGGAAGTATCACACGCGGAAGTATCACACGCGGAAGTATCACACGCGGAAGTATCACACGACGTAGTATTTGGCACACTACTCAGCATATTTTTTAACGATTCTATCTGATTATCTTTCTGCTTTAGAACGTTATTCATCTCAATTAGTCGCTTGGACTGTACGTTAAGCATATTTGCAATTTGGTCGGATGTAAAATCAACATTATTTCCAGACGAATCGGTTAGTGTAATCTTCGGTTCATTCATTTTTTTACGATTATCAGTTAATATTTTTTGCTGACGAATTACTTCTGGTTTCATCGATGGAGCACCTGCCTCATAATTCTCCAATAATGGGTCGATGTAATCCATATAAAAGCTAAGAAGGTTCTCATCAGAAATAAAATAACTCGGTGCCAAATCTACAGGTTTTGTGTATGTTGGGTTTGGGTTATCCAACAATGTTTTTTTATCAAATGTGTTATGGTCGTGTGATATACACAATATTGTTTTGTTTGAATCTAGTTGAACAAATGGAATAGTGTAATTCTTTAAGAAATGTTTTTCTTCCGCAAGAGCCGCTTCGTCGTCAAATGACGTAATCTGCAGTAGCTCGCGACGAAATGCAAATGTCCCTGCAGTAGAGTGATTCGGGCCGTATGGGCCAAACTGATACATCTGACTTATGTGCTTGAAATATATATAGAGTATGCTACTCCCTGCACACAATGCTCTAGGGTGATGCCTTAGCATCTGCACAGAATGTGATACGCGAAGGGGTGACTGATAGTCGTCGTCGTCCATATATATTATAACGTCCCCCTTCGCCTTTTTGTTAGAAATATTCCTTTTTTTACCCAAAACCATCTGCTTATCGTAACTGAAATATTTCACCTGAGGTATATCCGCGACCAAATCTCCAATCTTGTCTGTCCCATCATCTATAATAATCCACTCCATTCTGTCTTTTGGGTAATCTTGGTGTTTAAAACAAGAAATCATCGCCGGAATGAATGGGCGCCGATTAAAAGTTGGTGTGCAAATACTAACAAATGGATATTTCCCCTTTAATTTTTTCAACTTTAACGGCTTGTTCATTATATCAGTTTGTATAACTATATTTAAATTGAAATTAATGAAGTTATAATATAAAGTTAAAATTATTCATTCAATTTATTTATTCAATTTATTTTGGCTTTGTTAGGTTATCCACCGCTTTCTCTGCGTTTTGTAGGCTTACAGCTACAGAGGGAACATAATTTTTATATTCAATCCAAATAAAGCATAAAAGCATTCCCGAAACAACTTCTGAACTAAGTGATGTCATCGCGGTAATAAATGTAAGTATAAGGAATAATCTTCTCAGGCTGGCTCTAATGTTTGAACAGTTTCTTAATTGTTTTTTGAATTTCTCTCCGTGATTAGAAAATGCACCGATCCAAAGTTTTATAATAACAAGTAGAACTGTGTAGAAGGTAAATATAATTCCTAGCGGCCACGTTAATATCATAGCGGCCGGCCCCAGCATTATTGCAAATATTAGAAGGTACATTCCTATCCTTCCCAAGTTAAATTCATATAGAGCCCACATTAATGGGACTGATGAAAACCAACACAAGTTTGCAACAGCGATTCCGAGGCTCACTCCACAGGTTCCGATAAGTGCCGATGCGATAACATTATCGCTTCCCGCGACCATACAGCTATAGACAACATATGAAATTGTCGTTTTGATACCTAACCCAAAACGTGTAAGTATTCCTCCCATTGTTTGGTATCCAAAAAGCCACCCCATTCCTTCTCCAGTTTGGTCAAAAGAACATCCTAAAACCCATTTCATCAAATTCACGATCATATCCATAAACATTCCCGCCCACTTCTTTACAAAGTCTCCTGAACTAGAAAGTGCGCTGGCTGCCTTTGAAGCCGCCGCCGCCGCGTGAAGCTTCGACTTCGCCTTCATGCTTTTCTCTTCCAGCGCTTCTTCGCGCTTCTTTTTCCGGTATTCTCGCCTAGCTTTCGCCTTCGCCGCCTTCTGTTCCCTTTTAAATTTCGCTTTTGCCGCATCTACATCCCTCTTAATATTGGTCTTTATCCTTTTGTTTACCCAGTCCTCTTTAAGTTTTAGAAGCTTACTCTGGGTTTTTATCTCTTGGTCTAGTAGCTTTTGTTTATCACCTTCAAATTGTTGATAATATTCAGCTCGCTGCGTCTCATCCAAATCTAAAATCTTGTTTTGTCGCGTCTGTTCCGCTACGGCCGACATTTGTCCGGCCGAACCAAATCCCTGTGACATATTATCCCACTGTTGTTCGTACTCTGCTTGCTTACTGTTGTGCTTCGCCGTCGCGGCGGTGGTGGCGTCGTTCGCGTGCTTCTCGCGCATAGTGGCCTCCTCAGATGTCTCTAAAAATTGCGGACCTCCATCACCAGATTTATATATAGATGCGAACTTTTCCTTCCTCTCATCACTTTCTTTATCTCCTCCTATTTGCCTCGGAAACATTCTTCTTTTTCCTCCACCGGATTGCGCCTTTCTATTTTCGGCTATTAGACCTTCTATTTTTTTGTAGAGGGCTTTACGGCCACCGCCACCTTGGCTAAGCAGCGCCTTTTTTAGCTCGGTGAACATCGGCGTTAATTCGTTATGCTTCCCCTCCTTCCGCGCCTCGTCCAGCAGCTTGACAAGTTCAGCAGCAGCTCGCCTCGTCTTGTTTTTGAGCTCGACATCTTCCGGTCCTGCTCCATCGATGAAAGTCCGGATGATGTTTAAGTTCGCCCAGTACTCGGCTAGAGCCTCCATACCTCCAACATAACCTCCCACTCGCTCGAACCCCCCCTTTTGTCTCTTTCTCCCGCTGCCCCCTCTCTGCGCCATCTTTTTTTTCTTCTCCATTTGAAGGTTTTGAAGGCGGACGGCGTCATTCTCCTGCTCGTTTTTATTCTTCCACACACCATATAATACACATTCGCTATAGTCATTATTCCACACCTTGAAATTTGGGTTTACCGAATTTAAGCTATCAATTGTATTTTGTCCCGTTCCAAGAGGGAAACACTCAACCATTGTTTCTTCCCCCTCTGGTATAGGGTGCTCTAGATGAGGACAACACGTTTTCTTAAGCGTCATTGAATCCCGCTGGTCATCTGTGTATTCTGCTTTAATTCTCTTTCCTCCGACATTTTCCTCAACATCGCCTGTGCACCTTTTATCCTTTTCATTTTCTTTTAATACATCAAGTAAATATTGGTATCCAGGGGGGAACATCGTCGCGAGAACGTTTCTGGGAAGACTATTAAACCAAATAACGTGGGACCCTATTTTCCAAACAATCCATACAATAATTACGTTTGCAACAACCCCAGTAACAAATTTAGTTAGCGCGGGATTCATATTGTTAAGTTTTTCTCTAAAAGTTGTTTCAAAATTTTTCACGGCGCTTCGTCGATTATCTATTGCCGTACCACCAACGGATGTGACTGGTTGCGACGCAGACTTTGCACCACCAGTTAGTGTGTCTAGCACCCCACCAAATCCTTCTGTTATTTTATTTTTAGACGAGAATTCTTCTGATTTATTCGCGTATTCTTCATCACTCACCGAAACATTTTTTGCGGGATTATGATTATTATTATTATTATTATTATTATTATTATTATTATTATTATTATTATTATCTATATTTCCATATGGTTCATTTATATCCGCGTTAATCATAATATATATATATACTACAATTTATTAAATATACAACTTTAGTGTATTATAGATAATATCTTTGCTAATATACTTCGGTTGTATATGCTTTAGCGAGTATATGCTTTAGCGAGTATATGCTTTAGCGAGTATATGCTTTAGCGAGTATATGCTTTAGCGAGTATATGCTTTAGCGAGTATATGCTTTAGCGAGTATATGCTTTAGCGAGTCCATGCTAGCGCAGCGTTTCCGTTGCTTATTGTCAATATATTATATCTCTCTTCTATGATGGTTATATCGTATGTATATAGATACATTTCCCAGTGGGCCTTATTAATCCCAATAAAATTCGCATCTTCATCGCAAACATTTAGTGTTTCTGCATTTGGGTCGGCCGGGGGAGTATATGTCGTAAACTCTACCTCAACATTTCTAAATTTACTAAAATTCATCGCTCCGCTTGGTTGGAAACAAGAAGCTTTTGTCCCCAACCCGAAATTATAGCAATATACCCCGTCGATTGAGTCGCCCGCAGTTCTTACATATTTCTCAACATAGTTGAACACTCCAGCATCAAATGTATTTTCTCTATATTTTCCATCTACAAGCAACCCCCACGTATTCATAATATCCCGTTGATTTCCTTCGCTATAATTTCCTGTCATTTTATGATTTGTTTTATAATCAATATTCATATCTACATCACAATCTTTCGGTGGATTGTGCGCTGGTGTAAAAGAATCATTATCCGAAATATCTATAGCAAGACCAAGATGCTGGTGATCTGCTGCTTCTTGTTGATTATCCTCGTCTGATAAAGCAATTTGTGGGAAAGAGTTATCTATGCTTAGCACGGAAACGTAGTCAAGTGGGTCAACTACATTATATGGAAGAAAACTATATGGCCAGTTCGTGTAATTCGACCACTCGTTTCTTAAATTTACGTCGGATCTTCGAAAAACCCACATCACGTTGGCTACACAACCTGATGCTTGTAGCTTAACCTTTTGACTATTTACAACGTTGTGGGTTAATGTCTGATAAACTTCTTTGACTAAATAAGACTGGGGTTTAGCTGCGAAAATTCTCATTTCATCAGTGCTTAAAAATACATATGTGCTTATTAAATGTATATCGGAATTCCAGTCCGATCTCTGAATAGGATAAAAGTCTGGTTGAGTAATGTTTTGTATGTTTGTGTCCGAATTAAATGGTGGTGGCTGCAAAAAACGATAGAATTGGTGAAGGGAGTTATTGAAGTTCGGCTGAATATAGTTTCCGACGGTTGCGCCTTTAGAAGAAGAATACGGCGGTATTATTCTATCAATATCCCTAATAACAAATAATTCTCTAATAGGCCTCATAGTCACTTCTATATGCATTTCGTTATACTGAAGGCTTACCAAAGGAAACGCCATTTTTGCGGCAAGAGTAAACCAAATATTTAAGGGAACATATATTTTTCTTCCGCGAATAGATGGTTCTGGTCCCAACGTTTTATACTTATCCGAAATATTTGGCCACACATTAGGATAAGTATTTTTTCGATTAAATGCATTAGCCGGATCATTTAGCTCGGCGGTATTTCCCGTCATTCTATCATATAAGTCCTGCTTACACCTATCGAAATCCCTCCCAACGGCCAATTGCAAATAGTCTCCGGTAAATTCCTGTATTACCTGTCCTCCCACCAAAAATCTAATATTCTTTATCATAGATGACCCCAGATGCTTAATCCATTTGAACTCATATGGTTTCCATATATTATCCGCCGTTTGTGTAGAGCCCGACGGACACGAAGTAGGAGGCAATATCGGACTCCATATATGAGGAATGTTCATTGATAAATAAGTGTCCATCAGGAGGTCTCCATATCTAGGAATCTTAAAATCAAATACGGACGGTTTGTTTAAATCAAGCGTGCGCTGTCCAGTAAAGTCAATTCTAAACTTCTGTAATCCGAAATTAGTATATTTTGCGTAGGTTGTTTTAAAAAATGTTTTTGTGGGGTTTCCTGTTAAATACGAACATTCATTTCCCTTTGATGTCAAGTTTAACATACCGCCACCCATTTTAATATATATAGATATAAACATTTAAATCTATAATAGTTTTACAATAATAGTTTTACAATAATAGTTTTACAATAATAGTTTTACAATAATAGTTTTACAATAAAATAATACTATGTGTGTATAATAGATATACCATGCCAAACACCATCAAAATTACAGATGTAACGAGGCTAGCAAAGAAAGTCAGTGGAGTAATAATGCAATACGCAATACTTATTGTCGGGATTGTCATTGTCCTTGCACTTATTATATGGACAACAAACAAGTTAACCTTAAATGATAGAAATTGTCGTAATATGGAAACTCTTACATCATTCAACCAATCCCATCTTACAATTGGACCACTAAGCGACGAAAATTGCAATCGATCTCTAAAGGATTTTTATATAAAAACCGCATATAACTGTTGTTGTGCGGGTAATTATAAAAATGATTTCGTAAGCATATGTGCATTGAAAGACTGCATTAAACAGGGAATAAGATGTTTAGATTTTGAAATATATTCGGTAAACGATAAGGCAGTGGTGGCTGCGTCTTCAGTAAATAATGATACAATTAAGGAAACATATAATTCTGTCCCCTGGAAACAGGTTATTTCAACTCTTGTTAATTCTGCGTTGGGGAAAGACACGAGCAATATGTGCCCAAATCCTGCAGATCCTTTAATTCTTCATCTTAGAATTATGAGTAAAAACACAAAGATATATAATGAAATTGCACAAGAATTTAGCAGTGAAGGGATTGCTCCATATATGTTAGGACCGGAATATAGTTATCAATATTCTGGTGGGGGTGGCGGACCCGCTCATAACGCGGGTGGACATATACCAATATTTAATTTAAAGAATAAAATATTTATAATGATTGACGCAAATAACGAAGAGAACCCACTGTTTATGAAAACCAATTTGGCAGAATATGTTAATTTAGCAACTAATAGCACACATACTTCGTGGGCATTCACACAGAGATTCTATGACATTAAGAACACGCCAAGTTTCGACGAATTAATCACTCATAATCAAACGGGAGTAACCGTATGTTTGCCAGATTTAGCCGCTCGAGCTACAAATTTTCCGTATAATATACCAAAAGGTCTAGGGTGTCAGATGATCGCTATGAGTTTCCAGCAAGATGATGGCCAGTTACAGGCGTATATAAATTTTTTTAATTCAGCCGGCCAAGCGTTTGTTCTTCAGCCGGAAAAATTCCTCGAAACAATAACGTGCATACCACTTCCCAGTGCCAAGAGAACAACTCCCCCCCCAACAAAAATATCGTTGCCCGGTTTCCCGGAAGCATCAATTATGATGTAGGGGTAATTTTAATTTCTCCATAATTAATATAATGTCTTCAACGGAGCCCCGTATTTCATTCCAGGAGAAGGAACTTCAAATATTACGCGATGCTGTCGATAAGGTGGAGAATCAAACAGCTCGAGCGAAAATAAGCTCCCCTCAAGTTAAAGAAATAATACAAATTGTTGAGAATTATATTAGGAGGAAAAAACTTGTATGTTACGGAGGGACTGCGATAAATAATATCCTACCCACAAAGGACCAATTTTACGATAAAGCTGTTGAACTACCTGATTATGATTTTTTCTCACCCTCCGCGTTAAATGACGCGAAGGAATTGGCCGATATTTATTACGCTGCCGGATACGGTGATGTAGAAGCTAAATCGGGTGTACACAGCGGAACATACAAAGTTTATGTTAATTTTATACCCGTAGCAGATATAACATCCTTAGACGCAAACATATATAAAATAATTCACAATGATGCTATACTTGTGAATGGTATTAAATACGCTCCCGCAAATTTCTTGAGAATGTCTATGTATCTTGAACTATCCAGACCAAACGGAGACGTGGGAAGATGGGAAAAGGTTTTAAAACGATTAATCCTATTGAATAAGTATTATCCACTAAAAGGACCAAATTGCGATTCGTCTAAATTTATGCGGGAGTGGGAGGGTAAAGATGACGACGAGAGAGAGATATATAATATCATTCGTCGCACCATAATAGACCAAGGATTAATATTTTTTGGAGGATATGCAAGCAGTCTTTATGGAAAGTATATGCCGAAACGTCGCCGGAAACAGTTGTTAAAGATACCTGATTTTGATGTATTGTCGGAGGACGCAGAAACATCGGCAACCATTATAAAAGAACAATTAGAGAGTGCTGGTGTTAAAAAGGTGAGTATCCACAAAAAAGGAAAGATTGGAGAGAATATCCCCGCACATATAGAAATTATTGTGGATAAGGATACAGTATGCTTTATTTACGAACCCATCGCGTGTCACTCATACAATAGGATAAGGATGCACGGCAGTATGATTAATGTCGCAACAATAGACACAATGCTTAGTTTTTATTTGGCGTTTTTATATACAAATAAACCATATTATGACAATAACAGAATAATGTGTATGGCACAATATTTATTCCAGGTTCAGGCTAGAAATCGCCTGCAGCAAAAAGGTCTTCTAAAGAGATTTACAATAACCTGTTATGGTAAGCAAAGCACACTTGAGGACGCAAGGGCAGAAAAAGCGGCGAAATTTAAGGAACTGAAGAATAATCGCAATTCCGAGGAGTATGAGAAATTCTTCTTAAGGTACATACCAAGTGAAGAGAAAACTAAAAAATCAAATAGCAAAAAACGCGTTACAAAAAAAACGTCCCCCGTAAAATCACGGAAAACGTCGCACCGGGCTAATAAAAAGAAGTCGCGGAGGAAGAGTCCGTTGCATCGCAAAAAAACCTCTTATAAAAAGCGGAAGAAGCGTGGATGGGGCTTTTAATTCATTTCAGGGTTAACCCTTTCCTTCCTTCCGATAATTATATATTATAATTCAATATCTTCGTTTGTGTTAATTATATTATATTGGTTTTCATCAGCTTTTAAACTATTTATCATTAGTATTATTGTTGTCAATATAGTTATCTTTGAATACAAATGTGCCCCAATTGTATCAAAGAATAATGATAATGATAATAATAATATATAATTATAAAGATTCATTATTTTTAAAATTATAGAAATAATCATCCATATTCAATTTTATTAACCTATACAGATATGTATTCTATGCCCTTTGTGGATAGATAATATACACTACCGAATAAAATGCTGTTAAATATATAGCCTTTCGTGTTCATATTCCCATCGTTTTTGAATAGACCCGGTATGTTTTTAAGAATTACTTTATGGACTGCTGGTAATTGAAATATAAAATATAAAAGTGAAATAAGTGCGGGTCCGTGAAGCTCATCGTATAGGTAATCATACTTTTCCACCTGTTTCTCTTTTTTAACGTGGACTTGTTTAATTTCATCTACAGATGGATATTGCTTAATATAATCGTCTGGCCCTTTTGGAACATAATCAACAGAGCTTTCCTTATCTTGCGTGATATGACCCTGGGTTCGAGGAATATCCCCATCGGGTAGTTTTAATCCCCCAGACTGCGCAACATTCTGGACATCGGAAATTACTTGTTTCATATAATCGTTTGGATTCGGCGGAGCAACTCTACTTTGAGAATTATCTTCTGCTGCTCTCTGCTCATTTAGCATTTGTGCAGAATTATTAATCTCTTGGTTTTCTGTAGTTCGTAGCTGAACCCCGGGAGGAGGACCAGACGAATTCGAGACAGGCAAATCGTTAATATTTGTAGACCCACCAGACATTATTTAATATAATAAAAATTTAATTATATTAAATTATTTACGCGCGACAAATTACTCGTATTCTATATGAGTTTTTTTTTTATCGCAACTAATTGACGCTTGTTCAAATGAGTAACACTCATTATTGTGCTTATATATTTTTTGTATAATGTCTAAATGATGAGGGCCTTTGAAATCTAAACAATCCTTATTGTCACACGATTTTCTAAATATACTCGCCAGACCTATACCCAATATAACAGATACTAAGTATCTTCCAAATTTGGTATGAATAGATTTAAGTATATTTTGGATCATATATTATATGTAATTATATTTATATCTAATTATATTTTATTGACATTTGTGTCTCCTATTGGAATAGAAGCAGTTTGTATATTTTGCACGCTAGCTCCCATTTGAACAGGTATGGTTTTTATTTTAGAAGAATCTGCCGGGCACGTTATTTTCTTTACAATATATTCGAAACAATTTTTTGCCTTATCGATATAACCAAATTCGGCGATATTGTCTGGAGTCGGATAAACATATACAATAGTGCTTTTTGGAGCAGAAAGCCATATAAACACCAGTCCGACGACGAAACTAGCTAAAAATGTAGGCCAATCGATAAATTTAGTAAACATATATATAATAAACGAATATAACTTTATTTTATACATTAATAACGCGGGCTCTATCTGAACCAGAAATATATAGTTCGTTCAATGTGAACGGCTCTTGGACTAATTTTGTTAACGGTGGGCCATCGTCAACCCCATCGATTTCCTCAAGAGAACTATATGTGTAAGCCATCGTGCGGATTTTATCTACAAGAGGAAGTATTCGGTCGATATATATTTCAACCATATTCGTTATATATCCTCTTCCAGGAGAATTATCATAATCGTGTGATAGCTTATTCAGCTCTATTACTATTCCTGATAATTCTTAGGCCGCGTTATTTTTTTCGACGGAACTAACCCCGTTATTTAAAATGTTTACATATGCAATTTTTACTTTATCGTGAGCCTTTGTTAGTCCAGCTAAACGTTTCCGCAATTTATCGAAATCCTTTATAGCATCATCTTCCGAGGTATACCCAAATAGAATCTTTAACTTTGTCGTTATTATCTCCGTTTGAATAGAATTTATTTCTTTCATAAGAAATTGATATTCTGTTCGTATATTTGTATAATATCCTCTGTTAATTTTAATATTAAGGTCACAGTGTCGAGCTCCATTGCACGTAGCAGATAATATATTTTTACTGTTAGTAAATATTGTACCTCCAACTGCGCCACATTTGACACATTTTCGCTTATACTGCATCCACTTTTGCTTTTTATCTCGAGCCGCCAAGCTTTGGTTACCCATTATTTGCTTCTTTTTTCTCTGATTTGTCTCATCATATTTATGTTTCAATTTATAATAACTATGTATAGCTTCTTTCACAGACTCATCCATATATATATATATATAAAACTTATATTTATCTACGTATAACATCTAAATCGGGATTGTTATTCCACATTGGTATATCTGTAATCATACTTTTTTTTTGCTTAATCTCTCCTAACTGATTTAACTTTGAAATAATATATTCCTTTTTCTTTCTATTTCTTAAATCAATCTCGGCCGGAGATATATTCCCGTTATATCTGTACATTAATATCGACCCGAAAAAAATAATAAATAAAGCTATCATTCCTAAATTGAATAGCAAAGTAATATATTTATCTTTAAACTTTCTACATTCCTTAAGCGACCCTCCGATATAGTAACGTGTGCCTGACTCAGTTAGTAACGGAGCATTCATTAATAAAGACTAGTATTTTTTCAAAAAATATTATGCATATTAACTATAATGGTGGATAAAAATAATAAAGGAGTTCCAAAACCAAGCATGTTGTTTTTTTTCGTCGCTACAACACTGTATGCTGCGGTAAAGTATAATATAGAAGCTAGCAATTTAAGAGTAGCGACTCTATGTTATGTGATTACCGTAATAGTTGGTCATTATTTAATAAATATGAATATAGTTACAGCTATATGCGACTCATCAAACTGGAGGCTTGCGTTTATCGTAACTGTTGTCCCTTGGGTTATGATGTTTAGTATTATTATGATTGTTCTTGAAGTGTATCCCGGATGGAAGGCGCCTTTCTCCAACACGTTTGGCTATGCACTCGTGAAGTTTACTGGTGCAAAGAAGCTTATGAGCGAAATATTCCCTCCGAGCGAAGACACTTCTGGAGGCGAGGATGTAAAGTCAATTAAAGAATCTTTAGCATATATTTATTCGGACCAATCTATACTAATAAATGAAGTTACTAACGAAAACTTTGAGAATTTTTGGAAGGAAACAGAGGCACTTAGAAGTGGGAAAAGTAAAGGTGTTGATGAAGCATCACTAAAATATAGGTTTAAGAAGCTAGTGAAATTAAAAGATATTGTCGGGGAGTATATTTGGTATATATTAACCGGTTCTTTGGTTATAGCCGTAGGATATAATTATCTAGTTACTGTAACGTGTTCTCCTACAGCAGCCGAGATAAAAAAACAAGCGTTTGCATATGATGAAATCGCTGAAAAACAACAGACCGATGACGCGGCAAATAAAGCCAATAAAATGGAATATGTGGGACAATAATATGTTGAGCAATAATATGTTGAGCAATAATATGTTGAGCAATAATATGTTGAGCAATAATATGTTGAGCAATAATATGTTGAGCAATAATATGTTGAGCAATAATATGTTGAGCAATAATATTTTATAAATGTTAATATATGAGTGATTTAACTAAACTGCAGCGACTAGAGAAGGAAACAAACAAATCTCTAGTTGCTCTATCACTGTCTGCTATAGAAACTAAAAAACTAAGTATTGCCGCTTCTAAAAACGCAGAGAGGTTAGAGGCGGAGGCTGCAAAAATTTGCGAAAACACTAAGACACTCGTTGAAAATGCCGCTTCTCTTGCAGAGCTAGCTCAGGCGGCGGCGGCTTCAAAGAAGTAATTTTGGCATTGCCGCTAAATGCAATATAGAATAATACGACAGTATTCCCAACATTATAGACAAAAGCCAGACTGGTACAACTGTTTTCTTTTTGAAACCAATTCCAAACTCTCGCAAGCTCCCGTCTTTATTATATAAAAAGTGTGGCTTAATCATAACAATAAACGTATAAGATGTTATAAATATAGATATCGCGATTGCTACAATATTGTTTTGAAAAAAACGATAATCCATTATAATATACATAGGATTTTTTTTTAACATTAAACACGATAAAGTTTAATGTTAATTTATTTAATATCCCTCATCCCCATCTCTATCACCATAATCATCGTCATCGGCTAAGTGTTGTAAAGAATATTCTGCGGATTCTATTTCTTCTGATATCGCTTCCTGTTCCATCAAGTCCATCATAAAAATATCTTTGTTCATTTCTGTTACCATACTATTTTCGCCCAATTTATGCTCCGCAATCGCCTGCATTTCCATTGCATTCCTCTCAGTATCGTATGTTTTACCATCATAATTTCTGAAACCTTTCTGAAGACCGGTGCTCCACTTTTCCAGTTTTTGGTTTTTAAATAAACTTTCGATTTCTCTCTCTTCGTCCGTCATCGCCTTCAAATAATCTGTAATTCCGTCCTTCTCCTTCTCTTTCGCTCGATGCACTCGGTCCATTAACATAGTATAGTTATAATCAATTACCTTTTTGTTTTCCGTGATAATCGTGCAGAAAGTTGATAAAAGAGCGGCGACTCTCCCTTGTTTATTTTCAATATCACCCGACAATAACTGTTGTTCTAGGGAACTGTCGTCATCCACCATCGCGTCGAAGTCATCATCCCTCGGTTTAATGTTAAATTCGGTTATACCGTCCATCGCGGATATTATATTGCTAAATGTGCTCAATAAATAATATTCGTGCAGCATAACACATAATTCTGCATTAAATATATTGCTACCGTCTGTGTGCGCGTTTCCATTCTCTGAATAATAAAGAGTTTTTTCAACAAGTTTATAAATCGTTTTATTTAGACGCTGCGATTCTTTCATCACAGTAACAACTGTTTCATCATCAAATAGACTATTAAAGTTTTTATAGAATTTTCCTAGTATATTCATCATATCTCTATTGTGGAATTCTGATAACTTCCAGTGCTTTGGTATTTTACACCCGGACCCACACGGATTCACTTTATTTATAATAATATTGGGGAATACGTCGCTTATTAGTCGTATCGTATTTTTAATAAAATCTAACTGCTTGAATGTCGTTTCGTCGCCGCCGCCAATAAATCTAGTTTTCTCTAATACATTAAACGAAGAAATGGAATCTATGCAAGCGGTGACGTCTTTATTCCTTTTTTTAGTATTTCTTGTTATAAACCTGTTTATCTCCATTCGCATATTCGAATTAGATAATACCAGATAGTCTATCATATCCCTATACGCAGACGTTTCATAATATTTAAGATTTTGCGTTTGGTTTATGCACATCTCGAGGAGGGATGTAATATCCGTTAAAAATTTACCGGGAACCGCATCTGTTCTATACTCGGCGAGGCTGTTTACCAAGTCGTAGAGAGAAATAATGTTATCTTCTGCTATATTTTCCAATTGTATATCAACCACATTTCTTTTGTTTATAATGGTAATTAACATATGAAGATCTTCTATAGTATAATTCCTGCCCTCTTGTTTCAGCGCGCGAATTTTGTCCTGTAATGTTTCTTTGTCGCCGATTCCCCCCGGTTTTTCCAAACAAATCGCACGTAGTTCCTCGTCTATCGGAATCGATGTGTTAAACCTGCAATATGCGATAAACGATTGATATATTGTTTCTTCTGAAAATTCTGTTGAAATGGGGAGGGACGTCGGCTTGGTGTTCGTCGGATAAAATAATATGTTTGCTTTGGTTAGCGTTCTTACTTCTCGTAAACTATCGGTTAGATTTTCAACTCTTTTATTTAATATTCTTATATTGGGTTCTTTCTCCATTAAGTAATCAATTGCGTTTATCGTTCCGTCATCGCAACACGAATTTACCAAATATGGGACACCGGCGTTGTTTGTTAGAATGGCCGCCGACTCTTTAATTGTTTTATTGATTAGCTTCTGAATATGGAGTGAGAAATATATAGATTTACTTTGCAAAACAAGAAGCTTTTCTGACTGCGAAGAAGTGCCTTTTTTAAAGTTGGTCAATAGTTCCTTCTCAAATAATTTTGTCACGGGTTCAGTAACACCTAACTCAATCTGATTGAGTGGCGGCAAAAATGTGTGCCACTTTCGAATGTCGCGGTCCGCTGGTATCGCATCCTCCGGTGTTTTCGAAAGATACTTTAATTTTGCAGTTATTTTATCTAGAATGTGTCTGTCTATCAAAACGTATTCGTCCAATATTTTTTTAATAATTATATTAATATTTTCCAGTTTTTGTTTCGCCACGGCATTCCACGGGGAGGTGGCTGATTTACTGATTTTCTTTAGAACACAAGAAATATACGAGATTCCTGTAAGGTCTTCCTCGCCGTGTAATGGGTAGCCTGAAAAAGACATCTTGCACCCGGGGAACCCCTTTCGCGGTTTTAACGACGGAATACTTGTTTGGACAGAAATAAGAAAATAGCACAAGGAAAGCATTATTAGCAACGAGTTAACCTGTTTTGCATATGCGCCCTTTTTGCCTTTTTCTGCCTGTTCTTTGTTCGGTAAATTAACCTTTAATTTTTGCATGGTATCGTGGATAATCCCGGGTAGGTATGGTTCAATCGCAATATCCATATAATCAGCCATCGTAGTCACTACATTATATATTTTTTTGGTGATGGGGTTTGTGTATTTGTCTTCTATAGATTTCCGCGTTTCTTGCATTACAAACGCTCCGGCGTCCTTTTCTAAAACATCACGACTTACCTGCTTGAATCCACCTTCATCATATCCTTCCTCTTCATCAAACTTAATATATGTAATAAAATATCCGCTATGTTTGTCAACCCAAGAACCCCCGTCGTCACTATATGTGCCTTGTTGTTTGCATATTTTCTTAACCGTCGTCATATAGTCATTCCCCTCTACAAACGATGAGGCCAACTCGAGTATAAATGTGGGAAGTAATTTAACATTCGTTTCTATGCAGTATTTCCACCAATTGTCTTCTCCTTTGCTTGCCGGGCGCGCATATTTTGCGTCGAACTGTAAAATGAAGTTTTGTCTCTGCGAAAAGTCGGGGAAGCCCAATATGGTATCTCTTATTTTAATATAGGGAGAAACCGTTCCTTCAAATTCCTCAACACCAATGCCTATTGTGTATTTTTGGTCATTATATTTATAAAGAAAAGTTTTTTGAAGATTTATTAATTTGGGAAGCCTCAAGGAATATAGTGAAAGCCGGTCTTCTATTTTCTTTTTAATTTCCTCAAGACCCTCCTGCATATTTACATCAAATTCCTTGACAATCATAATAAGATTTTTATTTTTAATTATCTTTTCGCTATTCTCTAGTGTTTCGCACGTATTTTTAATATCAATACAATTTTGCGATAAATTACAAAACGTTTTCGATTTATCCGAAAACACGTCTCCCGTAATGGTTGCGTCACGTTCCCAATTGCCGCCTACCCTTTTATAGTATAAATATTTCGTATCTTCGTCGTCGATTACTACTACGCAATAATTCCCCTCCCGCACCTCCCTTTTTTTTTCAATAAGTGCGGTTGCTTCTATCGTTGCGTTATATGTCGATAGACCGACACTGTCTTTCAGTTTGTTTGTCAGAATTAGAATCTTATCCTGGAGAGATAATGTTTCATCCGAAATGTATTTTTTGTATTCGCTTATTAATTCGTAATATGTTTTATCGTATTGTTTATCAAAATAAATAGCCTTGTCGTTATCCTCCGTCATTTCATCAATCGCCAAATATTTTTTAGCCAGCACGCGTGGTTCGCATTCACCTGGTTCGGCTGAATCCTCCGCGCGAGTACCCGATAAACCACCTCCCGATAAACTTGCTCCCGATAAACTTGCAGGCGATAAACTTGCAGGCGACCCGTCTGATTGGTCGGACGCGGGAGACGCAGATTTTGATAGCTCGTCTAATCGTTTAACCTGTTCAGTTGCATAAGGGACCATTAATGAAAAGCTTGTTTTTGCCAGAAGGGTATTGTAATAGTTTGAGTTATCTATTTCCGATATATATTTTAGGAAGGTGTGGTTTGTTAAGACCGGAGTGTTTTCAAGTCCATAAAGAGCAAGCATCGCGATTTTTTCATCCTCCGGTAAAATTGTTAAAAGATAAGGTATGTCCGGTTCTTCTGTGCGAAATTTGCGTAGGGTTTTAGCCATTTTGTCCCTCTTCTCAATAAAGGCTTTCTTATATTGGAATATGCCTGCAGCAATAAAACTGTTAAACTCCGCATAGTGCGAATATGTAAGGTCTTCTTTGTATATCATAAATGGCTCTAGATATTTTAAAATACCGTGAATAGACAAATTATCTGTTATATTATTTTTAATTAACTCAAAAAGATCCGCCGTAGTAGGGACCATTATTTTTAAGAATTTTTCGTATTTGTCTGGGTCTTGAACATCTTCGTCTAGGATATGTTCAGTAAACTTATTCAGGAAGGTGTCACCCATAACGCCGGGTCTGTCCAATCTTGATATTATCTTCGTGGATATGTCTGTTCGTTCGGTTAATAATCTCCAATAAGAGAGAAAATTTCTATTTAAATTTGCACGAGTCATTATATTCGTAGTAGGAAGGTTTATATGAGAAAATAAAACAGCGGGTTCCGGCAACGTTATATATGATTTTATTGACATAGGGTCGCTCTCGGTTAATTTATGATTAGTTAATTCTACTCCACCGCGACCACCTTTGGTTTTAGTATATTTAATAGTGTTTATTCCCACGTTATATTCCTGTGTGTAAAAGCGTTTTACGTGTATGTCTTTATTTTTAAAAACGGTTGATTCGAAGTTATCTAAGTTTTCTACAACGGACAATACGTTTGCGTTCACCCTTTGTGTTGTTAAAAGGGTGTCTCTATTGTCTGGTTCGTCAAAAGGCGTGTAGAATTTATTTAATCCTTTTATAAGAGCATAATATCTATTCTCTCCAGCAATGGTGTTATCTTCGTAGGAGTTTATCAGTTCTGTTTCTCTTGCGCGAGAAACCGACAGTTCCATGTGCGACACACCCATCCCGTCTGTCGATTCAGGAGCGTCAACATCATAAATGTGTTTTTTGCATTTTACCACAGGTAGTACCCAATAGAGTTTATGAGACTGTTCTTTTAGAACATTTGTAAGAGGCTTGTATTCCGGTCCGCGCTTAATAAATCCATCTACGTTATTATAATCATCAAATGTGGAGAATTTCTCTCTAAGCTGAACATATCTTTCTATTAAAGTATGTATATGATTAAGAACCAACGGTGTCCTCTGCTTGTTTGGTATGTCGGACAATAGGTCGTCCAATATATCTCCTGTTTGTTTATCTATGCTAAACTTCTTATTTTCATCCGCAACATCTATAATTTGGGATATTTCGTCTAATTCATCTCCAAACTTAAACTGGTCGGCGTCGAATATCTTATCCTGTATAATTTTTCCCATATCCTGTTCTTCGGGCGAATCTACGATATCGCGATATTCTCCTTCATGTTCTTGCAATGCATGTTCCGGCGATGCATGTTCCGGCGATGAATGTTCCGGCGATGCATGTTCCGGCGATGCATGTTCCGGCGATGCATGTTCCGGCGATGCATTTTCCGGCGATGCATGTTCCGGCGGATCTCTAATTTCTATTTTGTCAATAGGAATATCTTTGGGAACCCCCTTGTATTCAAAGTCAATATATATTGGTTCGGACCCTTCCTCTACGCTTGTAATTTCAATTTGATCTTCTTCTAAATTTGTTATTTTTCCCGTAACAACAACTGGAATTTCTCCGCCTAAATAAACATTAACCCACGTATCTGGCAGTAATCCATTTTGCCTAGAATATCCTTGTTCAGATGCACGATCTAGTAAACGTATTTCGGTGATTGATTCGTTAAGCAATGATTTATCCTCTCCTATCATAAGTATTATAGAACCATCGTCGTCTAATAAATCTATCTCATTATTATCAATATAGTTTATAAAAAAATTCTTTTCGTGTAGTTTTTCATCTTCCGGGGCTATTATTTCTATAATATCGCCTAATTGTAAATGTAAATCATTATGGGCCATTATCTTATACATACAGTAGAAATTTTTATCCAAAACGAAAGTTTTTATGAAAACGAAACATTTATGAAACTTTCTAAACAAGTTAAAGGTAATCTAGTTATATAACCTATTATGGATATCGTATATAATCTTACTAAACCGGATAATTGTAATATTATGGAATTGGTCAGTTCACTTTCCACAGACGCAGCCTCCGCCGGGAAAAAATTCGAAGATGCAAGCATCAAGTTAACAAAATACACGAACGAAAACGGCAACTACCATATTTTAAAATATATTAAATCCGCACTAACCGAAGATAATACAGATTCGTTGGGTTTATTTCGGTCGATTATTCTAAAAGGCTCTAAGATGGTAGGGTTTTCCCCACCTAAATCAGTAAGTATGGATGTATTTTCCGGTAAAAACGCAGTTCCGTTAAAGGGTCGTCATAACTGTGTAGCCGAGGATTTTATAGAGGGAACAATGATAAATGTATTTTTTGACGAGTCTATTGGGGACTGGGAGGTTTGTACAAAAAGCAATATTGGGGCCAGGTGTATTTTCTTCCGAGACGAGAACCAAGGTATCGAGAATACATTTCGTTATATGTTTTTGGATGCGGCGGCCAGTCTGGATTTGGATTTTGACAATTTGCCGAAAGAGTATAGCTATAGTTTTGTAATGCAGCATCCTAATAATAGGATTGTTACTCCATTTACAGAAAAGAAAATCTTCCTTGTGGGTTGTTATAAAATAAACAATGAAGAGCTTACGGTTACCGAGGTGTCTCGCAATATCCAGAACAACCTTTTTGATTGCACAGGAGTTTTATTCCCAATGCAGTGGCACTTCAATAATTACAGCGATCTACGCGAAAAGTGGGCTGGTGCAAATACGGACTATACAACGATGGGGGTAATCGTAAAGAACAACCTTACAGGAGAACGAAGCAAGATTAGAAATCCCCAGTATGAGACGGTTCGTCGTCTTCGAGGTAATCAACCAAAACTACAGTATCATTTCTTAGAGCTGAGGAAAGCGGGGAATGTATTCAAATATTTAGAGTTTTTCAATCAATCGGCCGAACAGTTTGATATTTTCCGCGACCAAATTGATAAGTTCACTAAACAATTGCACACAAATTATATTATGTGTTACGTAAAAAAGAGTAAGCCACTCATCGAATATCCAGCACAGTATAGAACACATATGTTCTGTCTACATAGAATTTACGTGGAGTCCCTGCGAGGCGAGAATAAAAATATAACTAAGGCTCGCGTGATTGGGTATGTAGATAACTTACCCCCAGCAAAATTAATGTTTTCTATAAATTTCACAAAGCGTCACGGCGGTAAAAATGAATGAATGGTAAAAATGAATGAATGGTAAAGGATAATAATTTTATATATAATAAATTTATTATGCAACTGTTGTGAAATCTTTTTTAAGTGAGTTGAAAATCTCCAATGCTTTTGTTGTTACATTCCCGAGGTAATTTAGAATTTCCCCCTTATCGGTATTGTGTTTAAATGCGATACGAATGGTGCTAACGTCAATATGTGGGTGGGGCTTTGTAAATCCACAGAATGTCAAAATTTTATTAGAATCGGTCGGCGTATCATAGTATGATGCATAAAGTAGATATTCGAGAGCGCATCCGAGCGTATAATCCTCACCCTCAAGAATAATATCATAGGAATTCTCCATAGTTGTTTTTGACGGAACAATCATATTCTCTTTTGTCTGGATATCTTCTGCGAACTTTTCTACTTTATTAATCATCACATTGCACGCCATCTCAACGATTTTCATTGGAGCAAATACTCCAACGCTTTCTATAATAAATGTAAATGAATTTGGGAGCGTGATGCGCTTTCCTTCTAGAATAAGCCAGTCGTTTTTTATATCTTCAATTTCTGGAGCAGACTTCCCACTCTTTTTATATTCCTTGGCCTTCCCAGACCAAATATCGGCCCTCCGAACAACATCTATAGTCGAGCGATAGCTGCAAGTGGACACTACATTATAAGAGCCGTTATCCTTAACATTTCCAATACTAAGGGTGCACGACATTTTGAGATGTTCTCCAGCAAGTGTTTTGGACAGCTTGGGTCTGATACGAACAAAGTCGATAAAGTCGCCCGTGATGGGGTCTGGTGGAAACATCTTCCTTGTTTCGGCAGTAGAAAGAACGGTGTCGTTTTTTATGTTTCTAACAACAAAGTCTTCAGTGGTAACATATTGGGTTGTTTCACTTTCGTTCTTTTTATCGCATTCAACAATATAATCTTCGATAGGAAATCCAATATCGGTAATATGGATAGGGATACACGCCAATCTCTGTTTAATAATTTCATTATTTAGCCTGGATGTATTTACCGAAATTATAGAATTATCTTTATCGTGGGGTGCTGTTTGAAACACGACATTTGGGATATCGGAAAGCATTATTCTGCGAAGTGAATTAGCTAGACTGACATTAATGTTAGATACGTTAAACGTGAGGTTATTATTTTCAAAAGCAATATCGGATACTCTTGGATCCATAATTATATATTTACTCTGCTATTAAAATTTAAATCAATTTTTAGCGAAATAAATATAAATGATAGTATTTATAGTATTTATATGAGTTGTATTTTATATTACAGTAATTTTTGCGAAAAGTGCAAAAGTATGCTTCAGAATATTAGTAAGAGTGCCGCTAGTGAAAAAATGCACTTTATTTGTATAGATAATAGGATTTCGAAAAATGGAGCGTGCTATATTGTATTAGAAAAAGGCGACGAAGTGTTATTACCTCCGACGGTTACAAAAGTCCCGGCGCTATTATTGTTAAATAAGGGTCATCACGTTTTATTTGGCGACGAGATAACCCATCACATTATGCCAAAGAAAAATGTTATGCAAGAGGCCGCTCAAAATAATTCAGAACCTAACGCCTTCTCTCTTGGAGGATTAGGTCACGGTGTTGCATCAGATAATTTTAGTTTTTTAGATCAGGATATTACGGATATGTCTGCTAAGGGAGAAGGTGGGATGCGACAGTTACATCACTACACGTCGGTTCATTCAGAGGAGAACTCAATCGAGACACCGCCTGATAATTACGAAGCAAATACAATTAAAGGTGTTTCCTTAGATAAATTACAGCAAGAGAGAAATAGTGATATATCTTAATATATATAATAATAATAATATTTAAAAAAAAAACTTTACTATTATTATTATCAGATATGGCGACATTATCTCCGTCTTACGTATTAAAGGCATTTAATAATCACTTCGAGGAGTTTGTTGGAGATATTCTTCGAGTATTTCCCAACGACAAAGACATTATTGCCGGACGTGAGGCTCTGCGTAATATACGCAAGGCAAACCCTAAAATAATAATTAACATATTTAAGGAGACTGTTGTGGGACCATATCATCAGCAAATTAAAGATAATGATATATCATTTTTTATAGAAAAGAATTATGCGAATGAAATAACAGATGAAAACTCTCGTAGGATACTTAATAAAATAGATATTATACGCGATCCAGTTAGAAACATGACTGACGCCGACAAAAATAATGTATTGAAATATTTGAATAATTTGTTAAAATTATGTGATTTATATAATTAGAGTTTAAAAAAACAACGGTTATGTAAATATAATATGGACAATAAAGAAAATATTGTCAAAGATGTATTCGAAAACCTAACTACGGAGATTCTGGACGCGCTGCCGGACGATGGTACACCTGTCGAAGAAAAAACCGAAGCATCAAAAGACTCCACTGAAGTTCTAAGGGACTTTAAGAAAATAGTTATAGATTTTTTAAATGATATTTTAAAAACTTATCCCGAATTAAGGGAAACATTAAACGATGACTTAAAAGCTATACTGGGCGATGAAAACGACAAAGAGTCCATCAAAAGGGTGTATGAGTATTGTGAAACGCTATATCCCAAGAGATTTTTCGACATATTATACCAAAACCAAGAGATGTTTGAGGATAAAGAAATAAGAACTGACTTTTTACCCGACATAGAATTTAAATATTTATGGAAGCAGGATATTAGCGATAAAACAAGGCATACGATGTGGAAGTATTTGCAGCTTATATTATTTACAATTGTATCGTCTCTTTCGCACGAAGAATCATTTGGAGATACAGCAAAGTTATTCGAGGCAATAAACCAAGATGAATTTAAAGAAAAGTTAGAAGAGACAATGAAAAATATGAAAGATATGTTTAACGGAGATAAGAAAGATGGAAATGATAAATCATCGCAAAATATGCCGGACCCGGAAAAAATACACGAGCACGTTAATGGAATGTTAAACGGTAAATTGGGAAAACTCGCAAAAGATATTGCGGAAGAGACAGCAAAAGACTTTGATATAGATATGACTGACGGCGGTTCAGTTGATAGTGTATTTAAAAATCTTTTCAATCAGCCAACAAAATTAATGTCTTTAGTAAAAAACGTGGGGTCTAAGTTGGATGAGAGAATGAAATCTGGAGATATAAAGGAGAGCGAGCTATTGCAAGAGGCGAGCGAAATGATGGAGAAGATGAAGAGTATGCCTGGTATGGGAAACTTAAAGGAGATGTTTGGTAAAATGGGAATGGGTGGAAAGGGAGGAAAGATGGATATGAACGCGATGAGAAACAATATTTCTAAGAATATGAAAGTAGCGAAACAGCGCGAGAGGATGAAAGAGAAATTAGAACAACGGCGGGCAGCCGCATCGGTGTCCTCCTCTTCTTCGCAGTCTCCTCCGACAGCAGCATATACCAGAACTCCCTCCCTCCCAAGCGAGCCCACTCCCACAAAACAGACACCGCCGGGAGAAGTGGAGAGGACTATTTTTAGAACCGGCGAAACATATGAAAAAACATTAAAACCCCCTTCCGGGGGTAATAAAAAGAAGAGAAGAAAGAAAAAATAAAACGACTATATATATAAATGGCTGCTCCTTTTTGGATAACTGATCCAAATGTTTTATTTAAAAAAGAATATATTACAGAAGTTTGGCCAAGTATAAATATGCAGTTTAGTGAAAAGTTAAATGCTATTACGCGGCTAGTATTATTTTTAACGCTAACGGGTCTTTTTATAGGAAATAAAATGCAGATTTTAATTACTGGGGCGGTAACAATACTTTGCATTGTTATGTTGTATTTATTTAAAACAAAAAAAACAAAAGAAGGGTTTTCCGCCTCACAACCTTCCCCTGTAATAGATTCCAATGTTTATACGTTGCCGTCTGAGAAGAACCCATTAATGAATGTATTACCACCAGAAATAAGTGATAATCCAACTAGAAAGGAGGCGGCCCCATCATTTAACAAGAATGTTGTTTCAACTATTAATGATGACGTAAAAGAATTTGTAGCAGAAAACTTCAAAGACCCATCTATAAAGGATAAACTGTTTCATGATTTAGGAGATAATTTTACATTTGACAGATCAATGAGACAATGGTATTCGACGGCAAGCACTCAAATACCAAACGACCAAAAATCATTTGCAGAGTGGTGCTACGGAGATATGGTATCGTGTAAAGAAGGACACGAACTCGCTTGCACAAGAGGGGCACCACATCGATGGACATCAGAATAAAGATATTATTTAAATAAAATAATATATTTATGCATTATATAATGGCTTCAATGCATGATTATACATTTTATGGCCAGTCTAGAATAGGAGATGACCGCTGTGGAATTAGTCAGAGAAATATTCAAAATGCAGAAGCATCCACTTACATATTAGATAATTTCCGACAGTCTTGTCCGATGTCAAGCGCGATTGAGTTCGCAACTAGTCAGCCAAATGTGAATTTCAACGGAAGCCACCAGGTGGGGATAAACGGGTGCAATATCGACAGCAACTCTGCTCTATCTATTACGAAATTAACTAGACCAGACTGTAGAATAACATTAAATCAACGGCCATACGTAACAGTCCCCTTTTTAGGAAGGGGGAAAGGTAACTCTGATTTAGAATCAAAATTATTGCAAGGAGATTTAGCGAATAACAGAAAAAGTGCAAATCCTTCGAGTGAGATATGCCATATGGGTTACCGTAACACGCCTATGCTTGAATCACTTAAGAATACTATTTCCAACCCAGAAAATCTTTGCGAAAGTTCTGCAGCAGATGGTTGGATCAGGGGTGGGCTTCCTTCCAGAGATTTAACTCGTGATAATGCAAGCAAAAACTAAATTATTACTAATTAATTAAGAGTATAAAAAAATGCCTTTAATTATTTATAATGTATATTCACGATTTTATCTGCACATACAAATCCCATAGTGAGAAGACAAATGAAGATGCATATCGGTTACAATATTTACAAGCGTTTGGACTTAATAACTGGAACGACGCGGTGATTGATAAAGAATCGACCGAGTTGTTTGATAAAATATCGAAAAATAAAGATATGGTTGAAATAATAAATAAAATAAAAGAAACGAAAAAGTTCAAAGGGATGCTTGCATTCTTGGGAGATGACCAGCGAGATTTATTTAAATTGTTATTTGTGTACGATCTGTTTGATTTATCTCACAAGTGCTTTTGTGATATACTAAATGATGGAAATATTCGTGAAGATAATAAAAATATGTTGTTGAAAAATATATAGTCATATAATAATATGACGTCTACGAGAAATATTAATACTTCTAGTGATTATTGTTTGCAGCAGGCCTCTTTTCGCGGAATGGTAAAATACAAGTTTTACGAACACTCTCAATACGGAACTTGTTTAGACCCCGCTATTCCTTGTGTGGGTTATACGCCTAGTCACCTTCCACGTGATGTCTTATCACACAATCCTGTTGAGATAGAGTCCGCATTATTTGGAATAAACTCATCTAATCTTGTTTCACCTCAAAAACCAGTCCAGCCATATCTTAAGAAACTCCCGTCAAAGCAGTTTTTTCAAAGAGCACCTCTAATTATGCCAAGTCCATTAATTATGGAAAATAATCAGAGGCCTTTCCCTGTTCCTAATTAAAATGATTTGATATATTATGAAAACTAAAAAAACACATCATAAAGTTTTAAAGCATAAAGTTTTAAAGCATAAAGTTTTAAAGCATAAAGTTTCAAAGCATAATATATCAAAAACAAAAAAAATATATAATATAAATTACCCGCGTGCAGCGATTTTACCTCACGCCGGGAAAAAATATGCAGGTGATGCACGTAAAAATATTTTGATACATTTCCCCCGTTATAAAATAAAGTATATCATTTATATATCCGCAATACACGATAGTAGGGATATATTGCCAGGGGTATATCAATTATATAAAGACACCACATTCGGAAAAACACCGCAATTGCCTATTATAAATAAAAACGAACACTCATTTGATTGGGTTGAGAATGAATTACGAACGCATTTTCCAAATGTTAAAATATTTGTTTTGACACCGGTAAAAAAATATGACACACAAATTGTTAAATGGATTACTACATTTATTAGTAATCACCCAAATAGTGTATTATTTAGCACAACAGATTTAACTCATCACGGTAAACAATTCAATAATAATATATTAAAATTTCCGCAAAGACTCCATAAACAATATTTAGAGGAACATCTAATATATTCACTTATTCAGCATCCACTTCAATTGCATAAAATTAAACAATATACGAACCAATCTGAACTATTATGTGGTCCATATGCAATCCAATTATTTTGCGAATGTGTTAAAAAAATAAATTACTCTGGAAAAGTTGTTGATTATTATGATAGTCATTTAGAAAATAACAAGTTAGATAAATATACAGTTACATCTACACATATTAAAAATATAGTATCTTATGTTAGCATTATTTATGGACCAACAATAAATAGTGATAAGCTTAATAACTTTGATATAATGCTAGCATTAGGATCTATTAAATCAGAAATAATTAAAAAACTAAATAATGCATCATATAGTGTGAAACTACCATTATGGTCTCCCTTTTATAATATGCATCAAGGTGTATTTGTAGGAACCAGCCTTAACGGTAAAACAAATTGCTCTTATGGTAGGTATGAAACAACCAATACCCATAAAACAGCTACTAAAATAATAGAAGCCGCCGGTGATTGTTTATTAGATGCAAAAAATAGATGGAACATTCCGTATAGTAACCATCTATTGGACAAATTAGATTATAAAATAGAGTTACTTGACCCGAAACATAAATGGAAAAAATATAGCGGAAAACATACAGAGAGATATTTCAAATTAAATGGTAAACAAGGAATATATTTAAAACTTTTATCAGGTAAAAGCGCAACATATTTACCTGTTGTTGCGCGTGAACATAAACACTGGACTATAGATAAATATATGGAAAACTTAAGTGAAAAGGCTGGAGGAAATAAATATGATTGGAAAAAAGGAACGATATGGATATATGAAAGTAAAAGTTATACGTGGGATGGCAATAAACATAAAATAAAACTATCATAAAAGATATATTAATTGTATAATGATTTATAAGAATATATAATGTAAGAGATATATATATATGTCATTTACCCGTTTTCACGACGACCCTTGTCGTGTAGAAAAACAAGTACAAGAAGCAACTGATACTGGAAGATATATGTTAAATGTCCCAGGGAATGGGTCGAAGCCCTGCTTTATGGAAGACCCTCATATACGAATGCAAAAGTGGGGGGCTAATTTACAAACAAATTCCATTAATTTAGAGAGTGATCTGTTAGGTTTAACTAGAAAAGTAACAAGAGACGCAGAAGATGTAAACGATTATAGACATAATGCAGTTAAAAGCAAAAGGGTCGAATATCCTAGTATCGCACCCATAACGGAACAGCCAAGAGCGACCCATCCGGCGTGGACTGTAAGAGATTTAGAACAAACGAAATGGAGTATATTGCCGATGGATCCACAAGAAAATGTAAATATACCATTTAAGAATAATTTAAGCACCCGCATTTTAGAAAAAGATTATTTTATTCCGGTTGCTCCGTGTATTAATAACAATTAATATTTTATGCATAAATTAAATATATATGAACCTATTATATAATGGCAATGATTGCAATACCCATTTTAGCATTAGGAGGTTTGTATATAATGTCTACCGAAAATGAAAAAAACGACACCCCTCTCGGGTGTTCAAATAGAGAAGGTTTTGTTAATATGGGTGAACACGTTAACGCTTTGCCCGGCGTTAATCCTCCCCAACCCGTTCTAAACTACCCAACAACCGCAGAAATAAACGCCGACAATATAAAGAAATATATGAGCGGCCAGCAGGCAACCGATAAATTCTACAACAAAGATGTTTATAATGAAGTATCAGCGAATAATCCGCCGGGAAGTGTTGGGAGTGGTCGAGGTGCGACAATGTCTCTTACTGGCGATAAAATTATTAAGGAAAATTTTAAACATAATAATATGCAACCATTCTTTGGTTCGAAGGTTAGGGGAGCAACCCGCTCATCTGATGTAGGAGAAAGTATATTAGACAATATGCAAGGCCAAGGGTCTCAGCATTTTAGTAAAAAAGAAGTCGCTCCTTTATTTAAGCCTCAGTCAAACTTTCAGCACGCGAACGGCGCTCCAAACGCCAACGATTTTATCCAGTCTCGAGTAAATCCTAGTTCTCGTATGGCAAACGTTAAGCCGTGGGAAGAAGAACACGTTGCTCCTGGACTAAACAAAGGATTTAATAAAAATCCCGGAGCTGGTTTCAATTCTGGAATGGAGTCCCGAGACTGCTGGGCTCCGAAAAACGTTGACCAACTACGCACAAAAACAAACCCTAAGATATCGTTTGGCTTATCTGGACACGAGGGGCCAGCAAACTCATTTATTAAAGATGGAACAACCGTTGTTCAGCAAGGTCGCGTTGAGAAACAATTGCCCGACACCTACTACAAGGTTGGTCCTGAGAGATGGTTTACTACAACTGGTGCCGAAAAGGCACAGCCGACACGAGGACAAGCAGTAGTTAGTCACGTGAATCGACCATCTACCTCTTGTTCATATTTCGGGGCTGGTGGAGAGAATGACAGCACATATGTTAAGGGAGAATACGAGGCACCGTCTCGCCCGGTGTTAAAAGCAAATCATTTAATAAATCTTAGAGCAAACGGAGTAAAAGATGCGACCGAAGGAGATTATGGGATGAGGTCGTATGCTAACCTTCCAAATAATAGAGCAACTACTCGCATAGAAAGTCCATATGGAATCGTGCAAGGTGCGATGAAAGCGATTACCGCTCCGATAATGGATATTTTGCGCCCGTCTAGAAAAGAAAATGTTATCGGGGCGATGCGTCCAAGTGGGAATGCGTCCTCGTCTGTATCGAGACAGCCGGTATATAACCCAGCTGACAGAACAAGAACTACTATTCGGGAAATGACAGAAAATAAATTGGATAATAATCATTTAAATATGAATAATCAACAAGATGGAGGCGCCGGAGGGTATTTGGTGAATGATCAAACACCTGTGCACGTTCAGCGTGATACAACCGGATGTTCATATGACGGGAACGCGGGGCCGGCGGTATGTGTGAATAATTCATCGTATGAGGCAGCATATAATCAGAGGAATAATCCCAACAAAACATATGAGAATCGGCCAAATCACGGCGGGACGCAAATGTTTAATCAGAAAAGCAATATATGTATTGCCAAGCTGGACGACGACCGGTGTAACAATAGGTTGTGGACTCCCAGCACAGGAACATCTATCATTCCTAGTGCCGAAACTCACGGAAAGTTAAACTCCCAAGCGTATAATGATACTGGGAGTGGGTGCGACCGTATTCAGCCAGACATATTGGACGCATTCAAGAGAAATCCCTATGCACAAAGTTTACAGAGCTGGTCATAAACAACATTTGATATATTACTATATTAATATATTAAATACAACTGTTTATGTTTAGTATATATTTATTATGAACTTATCTATACATAATCCTATAAAAAAAACACTGGATAGGTTCCTGGAAATTAATAAAATACCAAATATTATATTTCACGGACCAACCGGTGGTGGTAAACGAACGTTGGTTAACAAATTCATTAAAGATATTTATGGAAATAACGTTGTGGCTATAAAACAATGCGTTTTATATGTTGACTGTGCTCACGGAAAAGGTATTAAATTTGTCCGCGAAGAACTGAAGTTTTTCGCAAAATCACATATAAATATAAAAATTACAAATAGTTTTAAAATTATTGTTATGGCAAACGCAGATAAGCTAACAATAGATGCACAATCTGCGTTAAGGAGATGTATTGAGTTATATAATCATACAACTCGATTTTTTATAATACTTGAAGACAAATATAAATTATTAAAACCTATTTTATCCAGATTTTGTGATATATATATCCCTCCACCGGTTGTAGACGGAAAGTCAATTAATTTGAATAAACATATAATAGATAACCTTTCGAAGAAACCCAATAAAGTCGAAAAACAGGTTTGGTTGGCTAATATAATAGGGAAAAAATGTAATACGCAGGGGCAAATTATAAACAAATCTATAAAGATTTACGAGAATGGATTAAGTGGGTTAGATATAATGGAATATATAGAAACTGCGGACATCGATGAATCTTATAAATGGAGTATGTTGCTAACATTCAATAAAATAAAAAAAGAGTTTAGAAATGAAAAATTGCTTATATTCTTCTTGTTAAATTATTTATATTTTCGTTTAGATGATAGTTTAGAAAATGTGTTAATTATGTAAATGGATGATTATTCGTTAGTTAGTCTAAGTGATTCCAAAAACGAGTGGTGTGCTAGATTAGTGAATACATTAACGCCCAGTTTAATTGAGGGATTAAAATCTATATTTGATGAATCGTGGGCATTATGTATTGAAAACGATGAAGAAGATAAATATTTAATGACATTTCAGACATTTTTAAGTAGAATTCCAAAATGGAATTCTACTATTATTGATACTGAGCGAAAAAGGATCGAAGACACGACAAGCTGTGGGTATTTGGAAGAGCTGATTACGTGTGTTCACGTAATTCAATTAAAGGCGTTGACGTGCGCACGTGTAGGTAATAAGCAGAAAAAGGTTAATATAAATATCCCTTCGGTGAACACATTTATCCATAAGACATATTGTAATGTAGCAAGAAAGTTATATACTAGCATTTATTTATTTGAAAAGGATATCCTTCCATTAGAGATCCAGAAACACAACCGCGAACTTGAGTCTATTATTAAGGAGAGTATTCTTAATACTGTGCGAGACACTATGCCAATAGAGGATATATTGCGTGCATATATGGACGAAACGGAAGAGCTGGACGTAAATGAAGAATTTGTTATTATTAAGGAAACTCCTTCGACAGATCCTATTGATAATATTAATTTAGGAGAGAATATAGGCGATAATACTACATCGAATGTATCTCCTACTGTTTCCACGGAAGTTATACCACAATCATATCCGAAAGTGACGACACCCGTATCATCTTTGCCAAAAGAAACCCTTCCGTCGTCATCATCGTCGTCATCATCGTCGTCCCCCGCCACATCCGCTTCGCTTGCACCCGCTTCGCTTGCACCCGCTTCGCTTGCACCCGCTGCGCTTGCACCCGCTTCGCTTGCACCCGCTGCGCTTGCACCCGCTGCGCTTGCACCCGCTGCGCTTGCACCCGCTTCGCCTGCGCCAACCCAGTCGTTATTTTCCGCTCCTTCAGATGAAAGCACAAAGGACCGTGTAAATTTTAACGACATAGATAATCGCGTAGACATAAATGGGAATACAGACTCTGTTATAGCACCAAAGACAGACGAACGGTTAGATAAGATAGCAGAACTTTCAGCAGAGCGTCGTAGGAGGGAAGAGGAGGAGGAGGACGATGAAGATAAAATAAAAATTGGCGGAGATGTAGACTTGCAAATTTTGGATATAAACGACCTGAATAGGTCAGTTACAGTTAATCCAGTATTAGATGATATAGAGGTTCTAACTTAAACTCGTTTAATTAGTTTCAAGTTTTTAGAACAATACATAAATGGAAAATATATTTATGCATTCTGGTATAATCGCAGTCTTCTATTTTGTCCTCACGACTTTATATCAAAAATATATAATTAAGGAAAAAAAAGCGCCGAAATTGATTGCGGGAGAGACGTGTTTAGTATTTGCAAGTGGTGTTTTGGGAATGTACTCAATCGAATATTTAGACAAAGGTATTTTAAAAAAATCCCAACCGGGGGCTTTTATAGGAAAACCTGAATTTTAATTATAAGAAAATAAAAATAAGATTTATACTTATTATTATTTTATATTTTATACTTATTTTATACTTATTTTATTACATCTTTGCCCCACAGTTTCCGCAAAACTTTGTCTTTTTATTTCCAACAAAAGCAGCACAGTTCGTGCAAAAGCAGTTTCTAGCTTTTGGTTGACTGTATAGGTTCGGAGCCGAAACAGACCTCGTATACCTAGTGATTGTCCCAGTAATGTCCTTTTTTGTGACTGCAAAATACGCGGAAACCGATGAGGTGATTGCATACTCAAGCGTGTGTCCGTGTGCAAGAGTTCCGCCGGGACCAGAACATAGACCGACACCAATAATAGGATACTCCTTAGCATTTTTATATGCAGTAGATGTGCTCGTTAGAATTCGAGTTTTAGTCTGCATCTTACTAATAACGAGCCCTAAGTGCTTCTTCGCCTTGCTCGAAAGAACGTGCTCTGCGAGGACGACATTGCTCATTAATGATGAAGGTAGAACAATAGACGATGCTGTTACAAGAATATAATTTGAATAGTTCCCTGCACTAATCTCGTGGATTGCGATAAGACGCTGCCATACGCCAGAGTGCTTGGAATTCGCGCCATACCCCTTTCCACCAAGAAAGCTCCACAGTAGTCCTCCCTTCTCTTTAACAGGCTTACACAAAAGATTATCCGCGTCGATGCTAGTGTTTGCAACAACACCGTGCTCTCCCGTGCAAGGGATGAAAATGTTTTTCCCCGACATCATCAGCTCAATCAGATCGGGAATATTATTTACAATATCTGATGGGGGTGTGTCTTCCCACGCACGAAGAACCGATTTCCTTGGCGGCGCGGCGTCCTTGCGAAGGGACGCGAATCCCTCCATCGCCCCCGACAATTTATCGCCAATATCTATATTCGGAGACTGCCAATACCGACAAGGTCCGGTATAATCCTTATAATACTCCGTCAAACTCTTTGTTGTTGCGACGCGTGTCCAAAAGTTCTCACCAAGTGCCTTCTCGGCCGCAGAAATTTGATTTACATTTGGCGGAACAACGCTCGTCTTCTTTCCATATGTAGATGGCTTAATGAGGGAGGCCATCATAGATTTTAGGTCAGAACGACTCCCCGCCTTCTTCATCCACATCAAAACGGTATTGTTCATCTTGCTATATTGGAAGTGGATAACAGAATCCTCGCCATTCCCATCTTCACCAATATGCCCTTCTCCGATTGCCTCTGAAACAATTTTAATTCGGTCATTCATTGGGAGCCTATCAAATGGAACAGAGAACTTAGACATTGCGCTCAGAATCCATTCAAATGTTTTGCCAAAATGCTCTTCAATATAGGTCACCTCGGTAGCGACCTCTTTCATACTCTCGATGCGTTGCTTTGTCGCGTGGCGCATTCCAGCCGAGGCCCAGTCGGCAGTAAGCTTAACAAAGAGATCGTGAATTAGAATCCAATATTTATGGAGGGCACTGTTAAGCATTTTAATATTCTTTCTTGAGACCTCCGGAACCGTATCGCAATTTCCAGCGTAATGAAATAGAGGCCGGGATGCTTTAGCAGCAGCGGAAGTGCCGGCACGAACATATGAATGTCGATCCTTGCAAAGCAGTTTGTCGGTTGCAATAGATAGATAGAAGCTATTAGGAGTAGAGAAACTGTTTTTATAAATATCATTTGCGTGCTTGCGTAGACGATTCGTATATGTCGTATTCACGTTATCATAATTGCAAAGATAAGGTCCTTCCGGACCAAATACAGATGAAAGATTTCTGCAATTATCTCCACACTGGCGACACCTAAACTGTTCCTTTCCAACGGATTTAATAATCTCGCGAGAGTTGGTTACTTCCAGACTATCGTTGATAACAGCGACGACAGGGAGGTTGGAACCATCGTGGGTAACAATCCACGTGGAAATCTTATTGCTAGGAAGCATAGACTGGCGAATGTACAAATTGTACTCCTCGCTCTCGGTGGAGGTCGAAGTATCCGAATCCCTCAGCATCCGACGAGCCGCTTCGACAATATCAACCTTGTTTAGACTAGATGAAGACATAATTGCATTATTTATTTATAAATAATGCAAATCAATTTTTTATTTATTGCATAGACACGGGCAACTATCTATGTCAATAACGCTTCCCGGATGCTTTAGATTCGATACAATATACTTTTTGAAATAGGGGAGTTTTAGCACGTCAGTTGGGGCGTGGTTATGGACAGTTCTCGCTATCATCTTATATAATTTGAATTCGGGATATCTTTCATCCCCGTTGGTTTTATAAATTATATTTCTCTCTTTGTCGTCGTTGCACCAATTTAAAATTATTTTTTTAATACCGGACTTGATGTTTTTAATATCCTTAATATCTGATATCTCATCATTATCCTCAAGGTCATCAACTATAAAATCAAAGAGGGAACACCCTAGTCTACATAAGTCAAAACTTTTATTAGGCAAAACCCTCTTTTTCTTCTCGTTTAAATATGGTGGGAAATTATATTGAGTTGCCGCATCGCCAGATGAATGGAAGCTATCACTACACATCGTTTTTCCCTTAAATTTATAGATTGCTCTACCAAAATCAATGATTTTATAGATTCTCCCGAAAGTAGGGATTTTATAATACTTCCCATTGTAACAATATTCTATATGTTTTTTGTCGGTTGTATTATACATTATATTATTTGTATGTAAGTCGTTGTGCGTTAGGTCGAACACCTTTTGATACGTGATTAGTATCATTATAACCTGCATAGTTAGTGAGTCCCATTCTTTATCAGTTAACGGTTTATTAACAAGAAGCGAATCTAATGTTTTCTCACACTCTTCTAGACATATTATCTGGATAGGAAATTTTGATATGTTAACAAGAATCTCTTCTTCGGTCTCTGTCGAGCAGTTGCTCTCAGAGGAAGAATGACTCGATTCAGAATCCGACCCAGAACAAGAACCATCGTCCGAGTCATTTTCTCCACTAGACGTATTTGACGATCGAGATGAACACGTATTACTGGAGTGGGAGCTACCGGAGTGGGAGCTACCGGAGTGGGAGCTACCGGAGTGAGGGCTACCGGAGTGGGAGCTACTGGAGCGGGATATACCAGTTGCACTCGTTTTCACATTTGGCTCAGTTTCTTTTTTTTCAAACAAAATATCTATTTTTTCATCATTATTATTGCTCTCCGAACCTTTGAATATGGTATCGAACTGGTCTAAATCAGATATATCCGAAAGATTTAATACAGTGCTGTCGTCACTAACGACAAGCTTATCTTTATTTGTCCTAGAATCGGAAAATATCTGGCTCGAAATGTATTCGTCCTCTAGAGTGAAAGTAATATTGTTTTTTTCAACATTATTATATTTTTTAAAATAAGTAGAATCTTGCAAATAATCAATGTCATCATTTATATTAATCTTATAATCATTCTTAATAGCCAAGAATGACCCATAAAGATCTATGCCGTGTGCAAAATTATGTGTATGAAGGAGTTGGCTTGTTAAATAAGAAAAAAAACTGTCTACATACGCGGCGTTATTTTGATCATTCAGTTTTTCATTTGCCCTTGACTTTTCAAGAGAAGGTAAAGTTAAATAATCGACGTCTTCTTCGTATTTTCCGATCAAAAATTTAATGGGGTCAAACAGCGGAGATAGCTTGAAGTGAACATTTTTGCTTTCAGTTGTTTTTCCATCTGTTACATTAACTATAAACTTATTCTCGTCCTTTTTCTCAGAAATACCACAAATGTTATAAGTGTGATTAAGATTGATATTGTTGTAGTTTGATTCATTTAGGGAGAAGTATTTAGAATATATGGGGACGTAGTTTTGTGGTTTACTTACATTCAATAAGTTCGGGTTTTCTAAATCTGAAAAAATCGGGCGATTATCGTGTTTTTTATAATGAAGCTCCATTAGTTCCAATATATATTTAATTCGTGAAATTTTAACCTATATTTTCTAAAAACGATATAAATGACTCTTGAGTTAAAAAAATTTGATATGACCAATATTAGATTTAAACAAGACGAAAATAGTGGACCGGTTGTTGTTCTGATAGGGCGAAGAGATACGGGGAAAAGTTTCCTCGTAAGAGATCTTATTTATAGCCATCAGGATATTCCTATAGGAACCGTTATATCCGGAACAGAGGCTGGTAACGGATTTTATGGAAAACACGTTCCTAAACTATTTATACACGATGAATACAATACAGCTATTGTTGAAAATATTCTAAAGCGCCAGAAAACGGTTCTTAAACAAGTAAAAAAGGAGATGGAATATTATAAAAAATCTACAATAGACCCCAGGACATTTGTCATTCTTGATGATTGCCTCTATGATTCTGCCTGGACAAAAGATAAAATGATGAGACTATTATTCATGAATGGTCGACATTGGAAGATTATGCTAATTATTACAATGCAATATCCTCTAGGGATTCCACCCAACCTTAGAACAAACATTGATTACGTTTTTATTTTGCGTGAGCCGTATATCGCAAATAGGAAAAGAATATATGAAAATTATGCGGGAATGTTTCCCACGTTCGAATCTTTCTCACAAGTACTAGACCAATGCACTGAGAATTTCGAGTGTCTTGTTATAAATAACAATGCAAAAACGAATAAATTGCAAGAGCAGGTTTTTTGGTATAAGGCGGAGCCTAGAGGGGATTTCAAGCTTGGATCAAAAGAATTTTGGGAAATATCGAGAGACCTTGGGTCTGACGACGAAGAAGAAGAATATAATCCTAATTCTGCTAGAAAAAGCAATAATCCAAAAATAAATGTAAAAAAAAGCAAATGGTAGTATTTATATTTTATCATAAGTAGATACGCATTTTAGTTTGTCTATTTCCGTTTTTTGGTTTACTTCTTTCATAAAATCGTAGCCACACGCGTGTGTTTCGGGCAACCGATGGGTTGCACAATACACCTTTTTACATTTACACGTAGACGACAAACAATCAACAACATTTAATCTTTTATTGCAATTTTCTAACGCACATATCTTCTTTTTAGTCATTTACATCTTAATTCTATATAAATTTTTAAATTAATTTTATATAGCTTTAATCTCCGCATTATTCGCAGAACTTAAGTCTTCGGTTTTATTGTAATATTATCTCTGGGTGAACTCGACAGGGTATCTAATTTATCTTCCTCTACAATTACACCCAACCCGGAAAGTAATGCTTTGTTTGAAGAAGTATTCAATCTGCTTAATCCGTGGTCATTGTTTTTAGTTTTACTAGTAATAATATTGTCGCCACCGAATAATTCCTTTCTAATATCCGCAACAGCAACGTTATCTGCAAGTTTATTATCAATTGTATTTACTCCCGACAAGCTAACCAAATTACCCTCACTATCCAAAGACTGCGTCAATAAGTTCCCACTTTCCTTCGCCTTTGCAATGTTTTCTTCAACCGCCTTCTTCCTCGTCTCTTTAATACGCTTGTCAAATTCGTTCTTTGCACGAAGTTCGTTCTTATCCTTCTCAGACATAAGCTGATTTAACTCATCCTCTAAATATTCCACCTTACCTGTTTTATACGCATCGGGATCATACGGCATCCACATACCGACAGGGCCAACAAAAACGTCGTGATTCGGGTCGACTTCTCTTAGCATCTTGCATCTCATCTCAGCCTCCTCTTGTGTGGGGTAAGACCCTCTTACTTTAACTCCTCGGACATTTGTCTGGAATGTGTGATTCTTCTGAAAAGTCACATTTAATTTATCTTCGTTCTTATCTAGGAAACTTTTATACTCGTCCTCGATTGTAGTAACGAATATATTATCCCGCTCTGTTTTACAGTAGTCCTCAAAGTCTTTCATAACATCTGACGGGTCTAAATGATATTTAAATGTCATAAAATTAATGAACTGATTGAATTTCTCTAATGATTTATTCATATCCCATTGCTTAATATACTCATTAAATAAAAACTGTTCGCGCTGCTTTAATATTTTTTCAGGAGAAACAAAAGACATACAAACGAACTTCTGTGCCGCAAGTGGGCGGTCTTCCTCTAGAATATCAATATATTTAGAATTGTCGGTGCCGTCTAGGTTCTTTCTGCATTCAACTCCAGCAGGTTGCGTTTTTGCTCTGTTTGTAGAATCAGTCATTATAGATAGTAAACTTATCTAAGTTTAAGTATTTTATATAATAAATATTAAATGGATATATTAATTATATCGTTAAGTTTAGAAATACGAAAATATTATTTTCTTTATTATTAATATAAATGTCTGGTCATAGTTTAGATTTCGGTGAACTGATTAAACGCGCTATTAAGTATTTAGTGGAAGGGTTGATGGTTGCTATTGCAGCATTCGCAATTCCTAAGAGATCCCTCAATATGGACGAGGTTGCATTAATTTCGCTTACTGCAGCGGCGACATTTAGTATCCTTGACACATACGTTCCAACTATTGCAGTTAGTGCTCGTTCTGGCGCAGGCCTCGGTATTGGTGCAAACCTTGTAGGGTTTCCTCGGTAAAATAAAATAATTTTTAAATAAAATATTTTTAAATAATGTAAATAATTTAAATAATTTAAATAAAAAATCTGTTTATTTAAATTGTTGGAATAAATTCCCAATCAAGTTCGTTGCATATTTTTTTCCAAATTTCATCCTGCTCTATTCTTTTATAGAGGTCTTTTAGCATAGGAAAATATGGCAAAAATTGCGTTTGTCCGAGAAGCTCGCATAATTTATATACTGTATAATAATAATTCAAAAAGTTAACCCTATCATTGGGACAATATCTAGAATATGGAGCCTGAATATCCATAAATAAATTACATAATGTTTCTTCTAATTCGTGGCTCATTATAGGAGGTTTAATCCCTAGTTTATCCTTAATAAATGGAATATGTTCATAATATTTATTATATCCAAGTTTTTTCAAAATATCCTTCGCCTTCTTGTTAGTCATTTGAGTAACCTCCATACGTTCCTTTTTTATTTGCAGCTTTATATTTTCAAGAACCTCCTCGGGGATTTGTGTTGTTTCTTTCGCCTGAAATTGAGCAATAATCTCCCTAAAATGATTAATTCTTTTATATGCATAAAAACAAACCTCTTTAGGGGGTTCTTTATAAGAAGGTTTTTCATTCTCAACTAAATATGGGATACTGCAAAAACAATTGTTACACACAAGAACACCATCGTGCTCAATCGCAATTAGCTCCCCCTTGTCGCATTTTCGACATACGTCTGTTTGTACTAGATAATTTTTAACATTTATAAATCCCTCATCCACATTTGTTAAATACTTTTCTACGGTTGAAATTTCCTTCATATCTAACTCCTTTAATTTGCTATTAATATTAAAATACCTATCTAGCAAAGTTGTTTTATTATTACCATTTGCTATTTCCTTTTTATTTTCGAAATAATCGAACAGGTGCTTTGAATTATCTAAAAAATATTTATTTTTCTCCTTAGTCAAAACGGACATTTTCTTTCTGATTTCCTTTATTTCGTCCTTTAGATCAAGTCTTTTCTCTAAGGAAATATTCTTTCTAAGGAGCTCTTTAATTGCAGCCTTTCTTTTCTGTAATTTTGGAAGAGTATTCTCTATATCATCCTCCATCTTATTCATTATTTGACTATGTTTTCCGTCTAGAGTTACTATACTTTTCTGAGATATTCTTATATTTTTATTATTTTTCGGCTTAAAGGAATTCATATCAAATAATTAAGTATTTAATAAATGCCTTTAGATAATTATATAGTTAAAACAATATTTATGTTTTCTCTCTTTCCATTAGAATGAGCGACGATAAAGAAATTATAGTAACGGGCATCCCTGAAAAAGTTTATGTTAATTGCATAGAATTCCAGAAAATGTCTTTTATTTATAATGCTATTCAGTCTGGATGGGAAGTAAAACTTAACAATAAAAATAAATATGTTTTTAAAAAAAAACACGAAAATCGAAAAGAAATCTATTTAGAAAACTATTTAAAAACGTTTGTTGAAGAAAATGTCGATTTTAATCATTTAATTAATTGATTTCCGCCAAATTTTTTTTCTTTAGCAATATTATAAAATGGGTGGTGGATTAATGCAACTAGTAGCTTATGGCGCACAGGATGTCTATTTGACAGGCAATCCTCAGATTACTTTCTGGAAGGTGACTTACCGTCGCCACACGAACTTCTCTCTCGAATCCATCGAACAAACCTTTAACGGCCAGGCAGATTTTGGTCGCCGTGTAACTTGCACTATTAGCCGCAACGGCGATCTTGCATACCGCACTTACCTTCAGGTGACTCTCCCCGAGATTAACCAGTCAATGGGGCCAGGCTCAAAAACCCCGGGGACCGATTCTGTTAACGACGGCGTTTACGCCCGCTGGCTTGATTGCCCCGGTGAGCAGCTTATCTCACAGGTGGAGGTTGAGATCGGTGGACAGCGCATCGATCGCCAGTATGGTGACTGGATGCACATCTGGCAGCAGCTTACTCTCACTTGCGACCAGGAGGACGGCTACAACAAGATGATCGGTAACACAACTCAGCTTACCTTCATCACCGACCCTCTCTTCGCCGATGTTGATGGTCCTTGCGACTCAGCTGCACCTGACGCCGTCTGTGCTCCCCGCAACGCACTCCCGGAGACTACTCTTTACGTCCCTCTCCAGTTCTGGTATTGCCGCAACCCTGGCCTTGCCCTCCCGCTCATTGCCCTCCAGTACCACGAGGTTAAGATTAACCTCGACCTTCGTCCCATCGACGAGTGCCTTTGGGCCGTCCAAACGCTCAATTGTGGTGTAGACAGCACGCCAAGCGTAGTAAAAGTAAACACTGCATACAACCAGTCCCTCGTGGCTGCTTCGCTCTACGTCGACTACGTGTTCCTCGACACCGACGAGCGCCGCCGTATGGCCCAGAACCCTCACGAGTATCTTATTGAGCAGCTTCAGTTCACCGGCGACGAGTCGGTTGGTTCTTCTTCCAACAAGATCAAGCTCAACTTTAACCACCCGTGCAAGGAGATTATCTGGGTTGTCCAGCCCGATGCCAACGTAGACTACTGTGCCTCGCTTGAATGCGGCACTAACCTTTACGCTGCTCTCGGTGCCCAGCCATTTAACTACACCGACGCCCTCGATGCTCTACCGAATGCCCTTCACGCATTCAGTGGTCCTAGATCGGCTGCGCTGGGGGCGGGTCCAAAAACGGGCGCAGCGAACGCGTTCATCGGGGCCGACGGACTCTTTGCTCAGCCTGGTGCGACCGATGTAAGCAGCACCCACTTCTGGGCGGCGGCGGGCGCGGATGTTGGTATTCCGGCGGGCAGCAGCAGCGATGGCAGCGGTGCCTACGGTGTCGGAGGAGGGGGTGTCGATGGCACCGGCGTGCACATGCCCGGTGCAGGCGGTTTCTTCGACAACGGTGTCGGACCAGTTTCCAGCATCTCCGATGCTGGTGCATTCGTTCTCAACGAGACCTCCCTCAAGATGCACTGCTGGGGTGAGAACCCCGTTGTAACCGCCAAGCTCCAGCTTAACGGCCAGGACCGCTTCTCTGAGCGCGAAGGCACTTACTTCGACCTTGTGCAGCCATACCAGCATCACACTCGTTCCCCCGACACTGGTATTAACGTTTACTCCTTCGCCCTTCGCCCTGAAGAGCACCAGCCGAGTGGCAGCTGTAACTTCTCCAGAATTGATAACGCAACCCTCCAGCTTGTTCTTTCCAACAACACCGTCCAAGGTGTCAAGACCGCTAAGGTCCGCGTCTACGCTACTAACTACAACGTCCTCCGCATCATGAGCGGGATGGGTGGTCTCGCATACTCTAACTAAATTTATTATTAAGATATTATTAAGATATTATTAAGATATTATTCATATCATACTATATTATTCATATAACAATATAGTATATTCTAGACAGAATCATAAGATACTCCAAGTAAGATTTTAATATTTATTAACTATATATGTCCCAATCTAACAGCATTTTTATAATAATCGGGACTATTCTTTTTGCTATTATTATTTTTTCAATATTAGGAACAATTGACCTTTCTTCTTTAAGATCAGAGGAAGACTCCCGACAAAATAACTTACCTGGAAGACACGGAGGTCCACACGGAAGGCACGGAGGTCCACACGGAAGACACGGAGGTCCACACGGAAGGCACGGAAGACACGGAGGTCCACACGGAAGGCATAGGGGGTTTCCCCCACACGTAAATCCACGCTGGACTAGACCGCACCACGATTACCCGTATCGACGGCATCCGGGACCGCCTCCTCCATATAGCCCGCCGAATTCTCCGCGGGATAGAAGAAGACACACCACAACTGCCGCACCAGCAACAACTACTACTCTAGCAACAACTGCTGCACCCACGCCTGCACCCACGCCCTCGCCCTCACCCTCGCCCTCACCCTCGCCCTCGCCCTCGCCCTCGCCCTCGCCCCCGCCCTCCCCCTCCCCCTCGCCCTCGCC